TTCCACCACTTGTTACTGTACCAGTGGCATCATCAGAAATTGCTGAATTTGCAATACCTATAAAATTACTACAATTATAAGGAACTGTTGGTAAGGTGGCATAGTGACCCTTAGTTGCAGTATTTGCCCAGTAAAAAATAGCGTGTTTATTAGAGTTTGTGTCATAAGCACTAGATATATAGGTAATATATCCACCATTTGTCTCTCCGTTTTTCGGAACATATGCTATTGTATCGTCTATAGTATACGTTGCACTAGCTCCAGTTCCAGAAATGTCTCCTGTTTGAACTATCAAACCACTATAAGAATTAAAAACAACTATTCTTTCAAAGTCTGGATTATAGTCTGCTGCGATGTACCCACCAGTCTCATGACCTAAAGCGGCAATATCAGTTTCTGTATACATATCTCCCGCTGTTATTGTCCCTGAAGAACTTGTAAATGGCATATATAACAGATTTGTTCCACCTGAATTTCTAGTAACAAATAAATTAATGTTCCTAGCTGCGTGATGTACAAGAGCACCTTCATAACCAGCATTTAGTGTTATAGTATCTAAAACTACTGGAGTACCTGCTGTAATAGAGTTGTCTCCAGTAGATACCGTAAGGGCAACTGCTGTTGCACGAGTGCTATTACTTGCATCTCCATAAACAAACATTACTTTGTTGTCATTAGAATCAAAACATAGACCTAGTACCTTACCATCAAGGTCATCAGCATCAGTAATATTGAATTTGGTACCTACATTTTGTATATCATTATCACTACTACCTCTTACAGTAAAAGCAAAAGCACTTGTTTTATTTAAAGCATATTCATCTTCAAATACCATAATTATTCGGTTTGCGTTTGAGTCAAAAACCATCTCAAATATTGAGTCAGCACTCTCGTATATCGTTTGCTCACTACCTGCTGTAATTGTATTAGTAGCGTCATCATTTACAGTACATATCTTAACATATGTAGTGTTAGAATATGTATAAGGAACAACAAATCTATCTACATTTGTATCATATGGAATATTACCAGACCCAATATTATATGTGACACTACTTCTTAAAACTACAGCGGTTCCAAAAGCCATTGTGTGGGTACCTGCATTTGAAATATGACCCATTACCATAGTTGGATAGTTGCTATTATTAGCATCTCTATACGATACCATAAATTTATTATTATCTGGGTCAAATCCCATTGCAGCGTAATAACCATCTGTATTGTCCTCAACTTGTGTACCAGCATTTGATGTAAAACCAGCCCACGTCTTACCTGCTTGGATACCTTTAGCTACTTCTATATCACCATCAGCTTTAATAGCTACTGGGTCACCAGCTGAAATAGCACCATCTGCAGTGGCTGTAAACTCAACTCCCCCACCTCCAGCATCTTCCCAAGCTGGGGCTGCTCCTGCACCACCAGAAGTTAGTACTTGACCATCTGAACCATAATTAGCACCACCAATTCCAATTTCACCTTGTGATGTAAATCTAAATTTTTCCGTAGCGGCTTCAGAATGTCCTGTTTTAAATAATATATCGGTCGCATTGACAGAAGCACTAAATGTTCCTTGTGCTACAGCTTCAATAGCGGCAGCGACAGTAATGGCATCCGTACCACCTGCTTCATGCGGTGCTTGAAATTCAACCTTTCCAAGAACATCATTTGCATTAATATCTGTAAGAGATGTTGCAAGTAATAATTTTCCGGTACTTGTTGTAGCGTCAGCCGAAGCACCCATTATTCTTAATTGGTCTGCCGATTCGTCCCATTCCATATAGGAACCAGCGGAGGCACCAAAGAATTTCACATCATGTCCGGTATCGTCTACACCCACAACTAAGCCACCACCTGTGATAGTTAATAGATTAGCTGTATGAGTGACTGATACGTCACCATTATTAAAATTGATTACACTCGCAGATGCTAAGAAAAGGTCTGACCACATTAAGCTACCAGTACCTAAAGCTACACCATCTGATGTTACGGGTGATAAGGCATTTTGAACTAACTCAACCTCATTAACACCTTCTACTCGGAATATAAGTTTGTTATCTGTTGTTGCAAAATCAATAAGGTTGTCGGCATCTCTACCTATCTTAGTGCCTGCATTTAAAATTGTTGTTATCCCTGTTTGAGCCCCAGCCAATAAAACAGCAACACCTTCAACAGTAATTTGTCCTGAACTTGCTCGTGCTATTGTAGTATCAGAAGCATGTCCTAATTCAATGTCTTGAGTAAATGTTACCGAACCATCAGCAGCAATTGCGATTGCATCTTCGTCAGAAGCGGAACCTATAGTCCCTGCGTCAGCAATAACTACATTAGAAGATACGGTTGGTTTTGTTCCTACGAATCCCACTTGTTACCTCCTAACTTATGTCACTAATTACACTAACCCATGTATCCAAAGAACTGGCTGTGTCTGTATCTACTTTTAAAGCATCTCCACTTTCTAATATAAATCGACTTCCACCATCAATTAATTCTAAAGAAGAGGCGGCAGGAATTGAAACACCTTTTATTAAATAATAATCATTACCACCCGTGGTGACAAAACAATCTACAGCAATCGCAGCAGAGTGAATATTAACTAATCGTATACTAACAACTGCATCATCACCGCCCGCAGTATAAAGAGTAGCCCCCGATGTTCCGGTTGCCCGTGCTATATGTCTTTCAAAATCTTGTGCCATTTGTGTCTCCTATAGTATATTATACTATTCAGTATACTAAAAATTCTATAATGCAACCGCCATTGCTATTGCGAAACCCTTGCTTGGGGCATCTACATATGTTTTTATATCAGAGGCAGGAATAGTTTTCATTGTTCCATCGTCATTCATAACAAACCCATCAGCATCAGCAATTGTAATTGAACCTCCGACAGATGTTCCTCCATCAAGTAAGTTCAATTCTGTCGCAGTTGCCCCTACGTTTGTTCCACCTATGTCTAGTGTAGTAACAGAAAGTTCCCCAGCCACCGTTACAATATTACCACTAGCAGTAAGTGTTACTAAATCTGTATCCCCCACGGGTCCTATAGTTGCCCCTGTTGGAACTACTACATTACCACCAAAGGTTGCAGATAAATCATCACTAAGTGTTAGAGCAGTAGCTAAAGAGTTTAATGAACTTCCTGAACCTCCTGCATTAGCAGTCTGGAATATAATATCTCCACCAGCCCCACTACCTTTTCCTTGCCCACCTTGAAGGGTAAGAGCCCCTCCAGCAATATTATTCGTAGTACCAGCTGTAGTTGTACCGGCTGACATAGTTAATGTTGTACCTGCTGTATCATGAGCGGCAGCAGTTGGAATTAGTTTATTGCTTGAAAATAATAAATCGGTTTCGGCTTGAATAGCAGAAGTTCCGTTTCCTGTTAAAACTGCATTTGCGGTTAGACTAGAAGCACCTGTACCACCATGAGCAACGGCTACATCTGTAGCCTCCCATGTTCCTGTGGCAATTGTTCCTACTGCCGTAATTTGAGTCTGTGATGCATCTACACCAATAACAGAACTACTAGCAGTCAAACCAGTACCAGCAAACAAAGTTGCTACATCTGCTAAGTCTCCTTTTACTGTTGCGTTACTGTCTGTAGTATCTGTAAATACTATATAGTCGCCATTAGCAATTGCAGTGTCAGTAAGTTCAGATAGGTCTAATGCAAGAGAAACTCCTCCACTACTCCCACCACCTGAAAGTCCATTTCCTGCAGTTACACCAGTAATATCCCCAGTAGTTGGGGTTGCCCATGAAGGCACTCCAGATGCTAAAGTTAATACATCTGCATCAGAACCTTTAGCTAATTTTGTTACTGTTCCAGAGGAGCCTCCATATAATATGTCTCCTTCTGCGGTCATAGGAGATAGGGCATCAAAACCAGCTGTGGCTGTTCCCGCACCCGTACCACCATCAGCAATAGCTACGTCTGTTCCACCAGCTCTATATACCGCATTCCCTTCAATAGTTATATCACCTGAACCAGAACGAGCAATTGTAGTATCCGTTGCATGACCTAGTTCTATAGTAGATGCAGTAGTAAGAGAACCATCATCATTAATGGTTAAAGCTGTCGCAAGGGCGTTTAAGGAACTTCCAGACCCACCCGCATTTGCTGTTTGAAATATAATTGCCCCACCTGCACCAGAACCCTTACCTTGTCCACCTTGGAATGTTAAGGCACCACCTGCTTGGTTATTACTTGTTCCTGCAGTAGTAGCACCAGCCGACATAGTTAGTGTTGTTCCTGCGGCATCGTGGGCAGCAGCTGTTGGAATTAATTTATTACTTGAAAACAATAAGTCTGTTTCAGCTTGTATTGCGGAAGTTCCATTACCAGTTAAAATTGCATTTGCAGTTAAAGACGATGCTCCAGTACCTCCATGAGCTACACCAATATCAGTCGCTTCCCATGTTCCAGTAGCGATTGTTCCTATTGCAGTAATACCTGTTTGAGAAGCATCTACACTAAGTGAGTGGGCAATATTTTCCCCACTAGTGGCTCCTGTAGATGTAAGTCCTGTTCCAGCTGTAATGTTCTGAACATAATCTCCAGTTGTGTGGGTTGCTAATGTAATAAGGTTGTTAAGGGTGGTTGCACCTGTTCCACCTTGGGCAACCGCTACGGTAGTACCTTCCCATGTACCAGAAGAAATAGTACCTAAACCAGTAATACCTGACTGATTAGCCACGGATAATAGTCCGGCATTAGTCATAGCTGCCGTAGTACCCATAGTTAAAGTTCCGGCAATTGTTGTGGTAGAAGCAGCACCTGCTCCTATAGTTACATCAATTTCTCCATCATCTGATGCTTGACCTTGTAAATGTAATCCTGTAGTAACAGTAGCATCATTCTCAGCCACATAAAATTTCATTCCTCCAGCCTCTGAACCATGGTCGGCTTCAACTACGTAACTTTCTATTCGAGCCAATTCTTCTGGTGCATTGTTACTCGCATCAGTTCCTAAAAATGAAATGGTCCCTAAAATATCATTATCAGCACCTTGACCTGAACCGGGGTCTTTTATAAATTGTAAATATCCTGCTGTTGCATCAGCATGAGTGTTTGTTATCTTTGCTACTGGTAAATTAGCACTCGCTGAAGCTGCATCTAAACCAGAAGCAGTTCCTGCTGAAACAGTACCCCAAGTGGGTACCCCTGAAGCAAGTTTTAAAAACTCACCGTCAGAACCTTTAGCTAATTTTGTTACGGTTCCTGATGAACCTCCATACAATACATCTCCTTCCGCAGTCATAGGTGATAAGGCATCAAATCCAGCCGTAGCAGTACTTGCACCAGTACCTCCATGGGCAACTGCCACATCTGTGGCTTCCCAAGTACCTGTTGCTATAGTTCCAACTGCGGTTATTTGAGTTTGTGAGGCATCTACTCCTATAACAGAGCTTGAGGCTGTTAATCCTGTTCCTGCAAATAAAGTAGCTACATCAGCCAAATCTCCCTTGACTGTTGCATTACTATCAGTAGTATCCGTAAATACTATGTAATCCCCATTGGCTATAGCTGTATCTGTTAATTCTGAAAGGTCTAGACTAAGGGTGTGTGCAATGCCTTCTCCACTCGTTGCCCCAGTTGAATCAATTCCTGTTCCTCCAGTAATAGTTCCAACGTAATTTCCTGTTGTATGGGTTCCTAATGTAATAAGATTATTAAGTGAAGTTGCCCCTGTACCACCTTGGTCAACTGCTACTGTAGTTCCTTCCCAAGTACCTGATGTGATTGTTCCTACACCTGTTATATTAGATTGATTAGCAACGGTAACAAGTCCAGCTGAACTAAGGGCTTCTGTTGTTCCTGAATAAATTGAACCATCAAATCTAGCATTACCTGTGTCAACCCACATTGCCCAATTTCTAGTAATAGTTTGGTTAGTTCCCGCAGTAGCTGCCGCATTAATATATAAAGTAGCTGCATCTGATGTTGTCACAGAAGAGTTTGTTGCCGCTAGTGTTGGGGCTTCAATCGTAACATGTGCATATTTTGTAGCGGTTCCAGAGCCTGATGTATTACTATCTGTAATCGTAGATGTATCAACATGAATCATTGCCCCATCGCCCGGAGTTACACTCTTGTCTCCATCTAAAGTTAATCCTGTTAATGTTCCAAGAGAAGTAATATTTGTTTGAGCGGCAGTTGCTATGGTTCCTGTTAATTCATTTACTGATAAATTAGCTAAAGTAAATCCAGATGATGTATTTACTGTAGTTGTGGGTGCTTCATGACTATTACCTGTTGTGGCAAATAATTTCCACATATCTGAATCAGAAGCATCCCTAACTAATCCTGAATATTTTGTACCACTATCTACATACTTACCATACCACCCAATATCAACAGAGTCCCCTGAGTTGTTGTCTGCTAAGGCAAACATTGGGTCGTCAATAGTTACAGTAGAAGTGTTTATAGTTACTGTACTACCATTTACTGTAAGGTCACCACTTAAAGTTAAATTAGTTGCTTCTATAGTTGATGGATAAGCAGCAACCCCTGAAGAGTTTATTGTAATAGCTCCAGAAATCCCTGAAAATACATATGTGGGTATTCTAGTTACAGCAGTTTTAGTGTTTGTTCCCCCACCACCATTATCAATAATAAATAAATCGGCATCAGCAATAGCCTCCCCAATATCATCTAAACCATCAATATCAAGGCTAGATGAGGTTTCCCCAGCAAATTGTGACGACCTAGTATATAAAGTTCCTCTTAAACTGGATAAAGGCATTTTCTATCTCCCCCAAAGTATTCCACGAATTCTGGCATTTGTTCCGGCTGCCCTAATAATACTAATCTTGGTTCCAAAAGAAATTTTTTCGTCATAATAACCCTCATCTTGAGGAATTAACATTGTAGAAGTTGATGCAGTTCCATCAAACTCTACATATGCATCAGCTAATTCAACTATAAAAGACACTCTATTACATTCTTCCATATTACCAGCAAGTGTTACTGCATCTTCTGCAGAAGCACTTGAAGTAGTGTAAGTAAATGCTTTATGTTTACTAAAATTTTGTAATATTTCTATTTCTGAACGCCATGGAGCTTTATCTGCCATCGCTAACCTCCTCTTTTGGTTTGAACTTTAATAGGGTTGGTTTTCCATATCCTAAATTGTGGGTTCTAATATTATCTTTACCTTGTGGCATAGTAAATCCTTCTGCTCGCATAATGGCTCCCATTGAAGCATAACTTGGTTTAGATAGTTCTTCACGAAACTTACTATTCATAATTCTTAGATATGTCATTTCTTGTACCATATCATCCAATGTTTTTGTCATATCACTAATAACAGATTGTTGTTTTATAATCTTTTTTCCTAAAGTTGTTTTAGAATTTTGATTTTTATTAGTTTCCACTTCTAAATCCGTTATCCACTTTCTTAATTTTGTTTCGAGTAGTTTTGCCTCTTCTAATTGAATTCCAAATTCCTTAGATTCAGTTTGCCAATAAACTAATTCATCTTTAATTTCTTTAGTTTCTTTTACTAGCTCTTTATTTATTCTACTCGTTTCGTTAGTAAAACTTTCAAATTCTTTTAACTTACCTCTCAATTCTTCAACTTCTGCTAAAATATCTTGTTTACCAATCGTAGCTCTATCTCTTTCTTGGAAAGCTATATCCATAGTAGAACCTTGAGTTTCAAGATTATTTTTTAACTGATTAATTTCAAGACTTTGTTTTTCTGCCCTCTTAGTCATTAAGTCTAGTTCATTAGATGTATTAGATAATTGACCATTAGTATCTTTATAGTCTTGCTCAAAATGTAAAAGTTTGGCATTTAAAGAATCAGCATATTCTAATTTAGCCTTAGAATCTTTTAATTTTTCTTCAATTGCAGAAATTTCATTCTTAGATAAGGTAAGGTTTTCTTCTAAGACAATTTGTCTTTTAAGTGCCTCATCTTTTTCAACCTCTATGTTTTGATAAACAATAATTTTATTTTCTAACTCTTGAATTTGCTGTTGATATTCCTCCGCTGCCGAAAGATTTTCAACTATAATTTGAGGTTGTTTTCGATTATGCTTATTAGGTTTTTTGTTGAAATCACTAAGTTTCATAAATCTCTTGGGTCTCACTCGCTATAAATGGATTGCCAGAAAATTCTCTTGATTTCTTTAATCCTAAAATCCAACTTTGTGGTGTTTCGGCTTTTGAAATCATTTTAATACTACCAGATTTTTCTTCAATTCCTATATCTCCCTCAATAATCATTTCTATATGAGCTTCATGTTGAGGTGCGTGTGAATGTAACTCAAAAGTATTAGATGTAACATGATAAAATAAATCTGCTACATGAATATCTTTTTCAATTGGTTCTCGTTGAAAGTATATTGGTACAAGGTAAGAAACAACTTGTTTTTTAGGTTCTTCAACCTTTGTTATAGTTTCTTTCTTAGTTGCCGTGTTTATAACCTTTTTGGTTTTTGCTTTTTTTGCTACTTGTTTTTTTTCTTGAGTCATGGGTAATCCCCTCCTTCTTTCTTGATGTTGCTAAATCTGTTTCACCTTTATATTTTCTTCCAGCCCCCTCTCCTCTAATTCTTCCTTTTCCATGTCCACTTACAGAACGTTCATGAGCTCCTGTTCCTGTACCCCTAATTCTCTTTTTACCCCCACGAGCATTATAAGTGTCTCCAACATTTTCTGGTTTTACCCATCTATGTGCTGTTGGGTCAAATCTTGCCCCTTGAAAGGGAGGCATACTAAGAACTTTAAGGATGTCTATATCGTCTGCTTTTACAGCATTTGTGACAGGAGTCTTTCGTACATAAGTATCTGAACTATCAGAACTATTTTTGAAGAAAGTCTTCATTTTTTCTATGGCAGATTCTTTTCTCATTCGTCCACCTTTTTTTCTCATTGCTTGTTGAATTTGTCTTTCAAATTCTCTTTGTTGTGCTGGAGTAGGTTGTCCTGAACCACGAGTAATATTGTCGCTTAACCACCATCCAGCCAATGCTGCTGCGGCAGGTGAAACTCTTTTTTCAATCTTCTCGTCTTCGTCTTCTTCATCATCAGTTGTTTTTCCATCATAAAGAGGATAACTTTTAAACAAATCATCAAAGTCTTGTGGGTCATCCATACTTTTATTATAAGGATTGTTTTCCATACCAGCCACTAATTTACCCGCTAAAGCCCGTTTTTCTTCACCAGTTTTTGCAGCCTTAATATCATCCATATGCAATTCTCTTACAGCATCAAAGTGTTTTCCTTTTCCACTTCCACTTATCAATGCCCATGCTACTGCCCAAGGATTCTGAATTTTTTGTGCCTTGTATAACTCTTTAATTTTGTTTAAATTATTTGACATAAATATACTCCACTATCTATTATACCCCTTTTTAACCTTTTTTGTATCTTCTTCCTCTTCGATTCTTTCTAACAACTCACGTATTTGCATTCTATCATCATGAGGATTAATAACTTTTGAAATAAATAAATCTAAGGATTTGTTTACAGTTTTATCAGATTGACTCCATCCTTTACCATAATTACCTTCCTTACCATAGGTGGCTTTAAAGTTTTTCAATGCACTTCCAATTTTACCTGTAATTTTTTCTGATGTTGCTGCCCCCTTTTTTTTACCTGCTTGATAAGCAGCACTAATTCCACCATCCGGAGATGTAGGAGCTAATTTCCCAGAGTTAGAGTCAAACCCTTTTAACTTCGTTACACCCACACCTTTCTCATTATGTTTATCTAAGGCAGCCCCTAGATTTTGTTTTAAAGCATTCCCCGTTAATTTAGAGTAATGTGCTCCAACACCTTTAGGTTTTTCCCCATTTCCAATGGCATGTAAGTTTTTATCTCCATGTAGAACAAATTGACTTCCAGAATTATTTCCATGTTCATCAAGTGCAAAAGGAGCTCCAGCTTTGTTTGTATGTGCTCCATTCACTATGGATGCATTTCCTTCCCCATGTCCTCCATGAATACCATCTAATGTATCCTTTAATATCCAATGCCTTGTTTCTTCATGCCATACATATCCTTCTGCCATTTTTTTAGCAGCAACTTCTGGGTCTGGTGGACCACTCTTAGGTGTATCATCTTCATGTGCCTCTAAGTGTTTCATATTAAATCCAGAGTCTTCTAAAGCTTTCTTAGCTTTATCCATTCCTTTTTTATCACCTATAACTTTTGCTGCTTTATAATTTTTAAGTTGTTCTTTTTCAAGCGGACCAAGATGTTTTAATGGGTGAACATCGTGTGAAGGTTCACCATCGTATTCAACATTTTTCTTTCCTGCGTATGCTTTTATACTTTCGTCATCCTCACCATAATGGTTTGCAGCACCTTGATTAAATGCATGTTCTAATGTTTTAGCATGTTCCCCTTCACCAGAAATAATATCATCGTGTAATGCATGTGCTGTATGTAAATCTTTCATATCATTTAAGGTTTGTTTCAAATGTTCAGGATTCCCAAAATCATCTCCTAAATTATCATAGTCTTGTGCAATTTTTCCAAAATCTGCCCCATGTTCCTTAGCGTTCATCAAATTATCTTCTAATTTCTTCTTGGCTGCAGCATTCATGTGTTCATCATTTAATTTTTTATGAACTATTAATTCTAAAGCCTTATGTGTGGCTTCAGCATTTCCTATTTTATTTATAGGGTTATCATTTTTATCTGTTTTTATTGGTGGAATGTCATGTGGTAATACATTTGCATCCACTTTCTTTTGTTTTAATTCATCAGCAGCAATTTTAGCTTGTGTTTTTTGTTCTTCTAATTTTGATTTGTTCTCAGCTTTAATTTTATCTTCCTTTTCTTTAGTAGCTGCTTTTTCTTTATCTGATTTAGCTTTAAGAGCATCTTTAGCTTTTTGTTTTTGTTTATTTACAATTTCTGAAATAACATGTTGTTTGTATGCACTATCTAATTCATTTGGATTATCGTCTAAGTGGTCTGAATATATTTGTGCCTCTTCAGAACTAATATCATCACCAAACAAAGATTCCATAACTTTAGCTTTCTTAGTATCACTAGAAGTTTTAGGTTGTTTTGTTGGGGTAGTAGTTTGGGTTTGTTCAGGCTCTGGAGTTGTATCTGTTATAGATGAAGCATCAACTACTTCAACATTGTCTTCTATTTGTTGTGCTACATCGGAAGGAATAATATCTACTCCCTGAGCACTAGATGGAGCTGAATCATTTATATATTCAAAAGCATGTCCATGATGTTGTGGGTCAAGGAAATCTTTTACATATTTAGATGTTTGTTCAACACTATTAAAAGATGGGTTATCTCCTGTTATTCCACTTGCTGCCATATATGCTTCTGCTATAGCGTCACTAGCATCTATTTTTGCCCCCGCACTAGCATCTCCACTACCCATAATAACATTGTATTTTGTAAGAGCATCTGTTAATGCATTTCCTGTGTCTGGTTGTGTAGGTACATCAATAGCTTCAGATGTGTCATCTATCACATCTTGTGATGTAGGTACTGCTCCACCTTCAGGCATTTTTCCAGCAATTTGTGCTGCTATTTCATCCCATTTTCCTTTACCTGCAATATTTTCACCATAATTATCACCAGCAATTTTCTTAGCAAGTTCTTCATTAAGAGTAGGATTTTGTAATCCATGATGGTCAATAATCTTTTCCATTCCCGGACCACTTACAACACCATGGGTTTCAGCATTATATACATCCTTTGTAGTTAATAATCCTTTATCGTACATATCATCTATTAGCGCTTGACCTATAGGGGTAAACTGTCCAAACTCATTTGTTATTCCATGCATTACGCCTAATGAGTGAGCTGAGTGCTTAGCAACTTTTTTCTCACCAAATTTTGATGCTCCTTCTCTACCCCAAGAACCAAATGCTACGTGAGGTTTACCTATACTATCTGATGTAATAGGTACTGTTTTAAGTTTTTTAGTTGCTTCTTTAAATGCTGATGTATCTTCTTCAATATCATTATCTATTTCAGCTTGCTTTGCATCTGCAGCTTGTTCGTCTTTTTCTGTTGGTTGTCCTTGTAAATGAATTATAGCATTCATTATTTCTGCTGTTGAGTGTGCTGATAATCCATCTTTTAAAATAGTATCATCTTCGTCAGTAGGATTTTCTCCATTTATATAAGAACCATATATTCTTCCATCTGATTTATCAGGAAATGGATTAAACATATCACTTGCATGAGAAGAAGTAATTTTTAATTTTTGTGTACCACCAAATCCTACTGTCATATCTTTTCCCCAAGAAGTGTTTTGTAAGGCTTCATTTATACTGTCTTCAGTTGCGGCTACATTTAATCCTGTCTTAGTATTTGTACCATAAAAACCTGAATGGTCAGGTTTATATGCTTCTGGTTTATATGGTTTGGGGGGAGGAATACTATGACCAAACTCACTTTTTTTAAAATTAGGATGATTTTGTAAGGTACTTTTCATACCGGGAGTAAACCCCACTTCTCCAGCCCACTTCTCGTCTTTAAATAGTTTACTTATTATATCAAAGTGCCAATGTTCATCTTCAAAGAACGAAGCCTCACCAGCAGCAGGAGCACTTGATTGCCCTTTCTGTGCATTAGCTAGAGAAGAAAGTAATGGTTTTACTTGTGCTGTAGTTATACCCCCATCTAGAAGAGCTTTAAAAAGGGTTGTTCCATTTTCTCCTAAATTCTTAAGCATTGTGTTATACTGTGGTTTAATTGTTAAGGCTTCCATAGAATGGTCATCGTTATTTAAATTCAGTTCTTCAGAAAGTGTTCCTTTAACAATATCTTGAATAATAGATATAGTTCCACCCTCCATTGTTTTACCAATGCTTTTAATGTGGTTGGCAAGTGCCTTTAAATTAGATTTGGGTTCATCGTCTTGAGTTGCTAAAGATAAGGCTTGAACATTATTCATGAATTGTCTAGCTCTATGTTGAGCCTCTGCCCCAGCAGCCTCTTCTCGTGTTTGCCCAGCCCCTATTTCTAAGTCTGGGTCTTTAACAAGTGTATTATATATGTCTTGTGCGGTTGGCATAAATCTCCACTAATAATCAATGCTATATATTATTATACTTTAACATTCCCAATTTATAGTGGAAATTCTTTCTTGTGGTTCTTTCTTTATATTATCTTCAGTTTTTTTAACTTCTAACCACCATTTAGTTTTGTTTTTTGTTCCCCCATAATAAGGAATAGCATGTCCTTCAGAAACAAGTAGGGCGTTTAGGTCTACCCCATCAGCAAAAAGAGTCCCCAAGATTCTTCCATATTTTCCTCGTGCTTTTTTGTCGATTTGTGTTCTAAGGATGAGTGTTTCAGCCCCCTCCAAAAGTTCTTTAAGTCTAGCTTTTGCAGCAAGTCCATATTTTTTTTCCTCTAAGTCTCTAGTTCTAGATTCTGGGGTATTTAATCCGAGTAGTCTAATTCTTTGTTTCTTTAACATGACATCAAATCCTAATGCAATGTCTACATCTATAGTATCCCCATCTACAACCCTATCTAATTCAAATTTATATTCGTACATATATTCACCTTTTACTAACCTTTACTCCTTTGCGTTCATTTTTTCTTGCTCTGATTACACAAGGATAACATTGTGTTCTATCAGATTTTTTATGAACTTTAGCTCCACAGGTACACCTAAGCCATGTTCTTCTAGCCATGACTACGGAGTAGATGTTGTCGGTTCTGATATTGATACTTCTACATTATCGGTTACATTCCAATTTGCACCCTGTACAGCAGATGTTATTGTAAATTCCTTAGTAGCAAAACCATTACCGGCACCAGTTAAAGTGCCAAGAAATATTTCCAAAGATTTCTTAAAAATCTTACCTAGATGTGGTTTTTTTATTTTCATGTTTTTGCCCCCATGAATATTTATTCAGTTTTATAAAAATCCTCTAACTCCTTAAATTGTTTATCAATTCTTGCTCTTTCCTCCTTAGATTCCTTTATTCTGCCACTAGCAGAAGGTTCATCTAGGAAAATGTCAATTCCATAATCTTCGTCATTATCTGACGCTTTCAATAAAGAAGTGGAGTTTTGAATCTCCTCTAAACTATTATACTTAACTCCATGATTTTTTGTGACCCATTTTAAGGCATTATCTCTTCGTCTTTTTAAAGTCTCAATCATATGAGATTTACTTCGTGCAGAAATTCGTGAATCTATAACTAAATCTTCTATTACAGAATCCTTCATCTGAATTAATTTATCAGTAGCGGTTTGCCATTTATCTTTCATTCCGTCTCCACCACCGAAAACATGTGCGGTTGTGGGGTTAACATTTTCATCCAAGAATTTATCTAACTCTGGCAAGTAATCCTGTTTCCAATCGTGGAAGTTGTCCTTTTTTCCACTTAAACCCTTGTGTTCTAATGCACCACCTTGGTCGAGTCTATAAAATTTACCTTCGTGTTCTAATATGTTTCCATAAGGTTTTTCACTTCCTGCCCCAATAACATCATGATTGGCTAATACAGCATCAACTAAGAAACCATCCTTTATATCAGGTTGGTCTTGTAGTGCTTCAGTACCTTGATGGTATTTACCACCTGATAACCATTTTGATTTTAAAGCAGTTTTGTCTTTCCATGTAACAAGTTCTGTTTCAGGAACATTAAAACCTAATTTCTTATAAAATTGGTTTGCTAATTGTTCTGAAGCATGTTTGTCTTCATGGTCGTTCTTAACATAAAAATTATTTCCTTGTGAATCTTTGTATGTTCCACCGGGATTTGTTCCTAACTTTCCAGCAGGAACTTCATCACTAGTAGTTATAGGAGTTAATGTTTCATGATAATCTTGTGATGGATTCGTAAGTCCTTTAGCCAGAATATCACCAAAAATATTTGTGGGAAATAATCCATTAGTGTCAGGACCTTTTGTCCAATCTCCCTTATAGGTTTTTGCTTTATCAAAATATTTAGATTCATAATTACCATCATAAATAAGTCTAGATTCTGAGTCGGGGTTATTTAAAACTACTAATTCCCCTTCGTGATGGTGATTATTTCCTGCTTTTGCTGCTGCATCTCCATAAAGAGCTGGGTGCATAACTATATCTCTTTTATTTAATTTTCTTACAACACCATAGGCACCATTCCATTTCCTTGGGTCAACTGTATAACCAGAAAGAGGTGCAGAGTGAGGATTAACTTTTACTCCTTCACCTGTCTTCTCTGCCTTGTCTATCAGTTTGTCAAGGGCTTCTTCTGTCATAGGTGTCCCGTGAGAACCAAAATCTCCAGTAACTTCTCTAACTGAATCCATTTTTCTTATGGCATAAAAATGACTTGTGTCTGGATAAACTTCATTCAAAACACTATTAGTTAGTTTCTGAGCATGTTCTAAATATGTTTGGCAGAATTTTTCTCCTGTTTTAATTTTTGATAACAACTCTCCGTTTTCATCTTGAAAGGTTTTCTTTTGTTCATCAGGCATCTTATCGTAATCTTTGTGAATACGGTCACCTATATCTTGATAGTTATTTTCTGCATGGTCAGTAGCTAGTTTCTTGTTACCTTCATTGGACACTTCCATTTTTACTGATATCGAATCTCTCATATGTCTAAATTTCCATGCATCTTTAACTGTTGCTTCACCACCTTTTTTGTCAGGAACTTTAAAAGAAACTTTATTTTCAAAATCAATAATTTCTCCATCAGACAATTTAATATGGTAGGGAGGGTTTGTACCATCACCCTCTATTTTGTCTAGCCCTTCAGTTTTAAATTTCTGGTAGGCTTCAACATACGCTTTTTTATCTTCATAACTTCTATAACAATTTTTACCAGAATTATCTACTGATGCTGGAGTAACTTCTGAAAAATTAAAAGTATTAGGTATATTAAACATCTTACCGGCTTGTTCATTTAAAAGATTGGGTTCTGCCCGAAATTTAAGGGCATCTGCCTTCCACCCGGTGAGGAATTGGGAGTGGAGGTCACTAAATTCTTTTGTACCATATTTCTTATCTAACAGATTCATGTAATCAGACGACATTGAATTGACAGTTGAGTCAGCTTTAAAATCAGAAGGGTGAATTATTGCCCACTCTAATGCTTCAAAAGCAACTGAATACTTAGGGTTTGTAGAAAAATCGTCTGGAAATTCTCCATGTTCAGACAAATGTTCTAACATTGAATTAAAAACCTCCTTTTTATCTAGTTTAATTGTTTTAGCGTTTTCAGACACTTGTGCCAAAGTACTAGAAGTTTTATTATTGTTGTTATGTTCATTAATTCCTGCAGCAATCGCATCCTTATCCCTTCTGGCAGCATCATTGTCTAACTTATCTAAAGTCTTATATGCTTCGTCTGCAGACATCCATTTAACATCTGAAGTTTCATCTCCAAGGTCTTTTGATGTTGATTCTACTTCCATAACATAATATTTGTGGTCATTTTTTCCAGACTGATAATGTCCGGGGATTTCTGCGGTAACCTTACACTTCATCCCTGTTTCTTCTTCAACTTCACGAAGTGCTGCTTGTTCAGGGGTTTCTCCTTCATTTGCCCCACCTTTAGCAAGTGTCCATCTATTTCCATAAGCCTCACTACTAGGTTGTCTCATAAGAACACTCCCGTTTTTGGGGTCAATGATTACACCTCCAAATCTAATCGATTCATCATCACCTTGTCTACCATGATGTTTTTCATAGATAGAACTATATTTTCGTTGAATAAGTTTTTTATCAACATATTTCCCCTTTTGCTCTCCAACATAAACATGTAATTTTAAATCTTGTGGTGTTGAATCTGTGTTAGGAATTTTACCATCTGGAGTTAAATATAATCGTTGCTCTGATGGAAGTTGGTCTAACCCTCCGGGTGCTTGTGGAGTTGCAGAAGGCATACCTGATAATTTACCTTGTTGAGCAGCAAATGGAAGACTACCATCTATTTCAGCTTTGTAAAACTTTTCTTCTTTGGTATTTTCTTCTTTAGTTAAATCTATCAATCTTTTAATTAATTTATTAGTAGTCATAATTATATAGGTTTCTTTGTTATTAGTTAATTATTTATAATCTTTATATAATAATTATATATTATAATATATATTATATATAATATAAGTTATATAGTTTATTATACTATAGCTTGTCAAGTTCTCGAAGTTTACCTTCAACATAATTGACAAATTCTGGAGGGGAAAAAACTAAAGCAAATTTTTCAAGATAATAACGGTCCTTTTGGTTTCTATCATCCACAGCAATACAGTTATAGGGAACTTTGTAATAAGTTGCTTTAGAATAAAAAGGTAATTTATATTCTTTGAAAAGTGCCTTAGCAATCATTTCTGCATACTTTTTCCCACCATATGACCAAATAGATACCCTAAAAAGATTTTTGTCTAACCCTTTTTTCAGTACGTCAATTAAATTATGATTTATTTTAAAATTTCCATAGTATGGTAGATTTGGGTTTTCCCAAAATATTAATGTCTCATCTACGTCTATATACACTTTTGTAAGCATTTCTTCTCCATTTCTTTCATAATTACATTATATACCATCAATGTAAATTTGACAAAATTCATGGGATGATATAATCTATCTATATACACAAGTATAAACAAGGAGAAAAAATGATTATTGATTATATAGATACAACAGAAAAAATTTCTATACTAGATTTGCTCTATGATAACTGGGAAAATTTGGTAAAAGAGTACGTAGTTGGGAGAGATAGAATGTTCATACTTAAAAAAGATTATTACGATTATGAATGTTGCTTAAGGTGTCATTTGATAAAGCAAAACTTTTATTCTGGGTTGTTTGGAATATACTCTTATGATAATTGTATTAAAAATTTGAGAGAAGATTTATTCAATATTTTAAATGAAAAACAAAATAAAGTGATTTTAGATATTCTTGAATCTAATTTAAAAGATGACTTAGATACTTACTCGTATGAAGATTTACCAGATTGTTTTGGTGTAGAAGAGTTAATTGATGATGGTATATGTGAAATTGTACATGATAGTAAATCATCACCAATAAACAGGATTAATAATCTCAGAAAGAGAGTTGGATATATAAGAGAAGAAATTTTAAGTTATCCAGAATATTTTAAAAAGAAAAACAAACAACTATCCAGTAAAGGAATAAAATAATGATGCAGAGAAAGATGTGTAGTAACTACGAATGTAGAAACCAAAACGTTGTTGAGGGGTATCAACTAAAAACAATTTATGGAGAAAACAAACATTGGTGTAAAAATTGTTTAGTAGACTATACTAAATCAACCATAAAACCAAGCTGGGATAAAGCAATACCACTTTTGACAGATACGAAGATGGAAGAATATTTAGAGGCTCAAAAAGACGCACGATTTATTTCAGCAGCTGTTAAAGAAAAGGAAGGATATTTTTATTTTCAGAGTAAAATAAATTATAATGAAAAATAAATGGGAACGCAGAGATGCGAAAGAACAGAATAAGAAAAACTTTATTTCAGACAATAGAAGGTCTGTACAAATAAGTGCTCGTATGTGGTTAGAACCCAATAAACTAAAACAAGATAAAAAGAAAAAATATCGGTAGGGGAGTATAAATAGTAGAATGTTATCCTTAGTAGATAAACTAAATTTAGTAGCTGTCTTTTTTATTGTTCTATTCTTAATTGCCCTAACTTATCCACCTAATTTTAGAAGGTAAAAGTATGGTAAAGAAAACAAAAATAATACGAATTAATACTACTTATTTGGTAGAAGTTAACGATAAAGATTTATCAAATATTAAAAAATATAGTTTAGAAAACTTTTTACTTAATGATTTGCTTTCAAAACGTAAATTAGTAGTTGATGGAAAAAGTACGATGAGAGAATCATCTGAAGCTGTATGGAAAACTGAAGAAAAGAAACAGGAGGCAGAAGGATAATGGCAATAGATAAAGAAGATAAAATATGGAAAATATTTTTGGAATATAACACCTTAATAGCTACTGAAAGTAAAGAGAGAGGTATGGATATGTATGGTACTGAAATAATCAGTCAAATGGCACTATCTATGACTACAGCACATTTTCTTGACCAAGTAGCAACTAGATTGAAAGAAAACAATAAGATAAACTTACGGAAAAACTAATGCCAAATTATTCATATAAGTGTTTAAAATGTGACTTAGATGATGTTAAAAGATTTCTTTATAAAATGAATCCTGAAACAGGGCATATAGATTTAAGAGTATGTGAAGATTGTGGGGAACCTGTAGAAAGGGTATGGAAGAGACCTTCAGCAGATTGGTACAAGAGTATAAGAAGACCAAGTTAATTCCTAAAATAAAGAAACCAAGAAAGAGAAGGAAATAATGGATATTTTAACAATTAATATAATCTGGCTACTAGCCCTATTATTTCATAAATTTTATAAGGATGGTATAATAAACAGACAACGACAAAAGATAAGAATGTTGGAGGAAGTATGGACAAGAAAAAAACACGAACTACAATAGGAGTAGCTATCGGTGCAGCCATAGTTGGTGGACTCATAACGTATAAAAACCGAAAGAAGATAAAATCTTCGGCTGATAAATCTGTCCGAAATGTTAAGATTAAAGTAGATAACAAGAAGTTTGATGCTTTAAGATGGAAAGACCAAAAGGTTTGGAATTTCTGGGAAAAAATAGAGGACATTGGTAATGACCGTAAACTTAAAAGTACTAGTATCCGTGACATAGCTTGGGGGTAGTGATATACTATATATATATAAAGTACTAGAAAGGCAATACATTGGAAAAGAAAAAATATGAGTTAAATAAGAACTTTACACATGATGTTAAGGTTCAAGAGGTTAGAGAAAAGGCATTAGGAGAACTACTAACAAATAAGACCATTGAACTAAAGACTGAAATGGGTATGTGGAAAGACACAGGTAACATTGCAGTAGAAGTAAAATTTGACGGTAAACTCTCTGGGATTGCTAAAACTAAGGCAGACCTTTGGTGGCATACCCTAGAACTAAATGGTAAACCCTTCGTCCATATCGTATTCGATACAGAAACTTTTAAAAAACATATTAAGAGCCTTAAGAGACAAGGTAAGGTTACAATAAAAGATGGTGGTGATGATAACCTCTCTAGCATTTGGCTTATTAAATTAACTGATTTACTAGACCCTAAAAATATTAAAGAAGAAGAATTAGGATTATAGTGGGTTTTTTTAAAAAACAAAAACAAGCTAGAAGAGCCAATACCTTTGTTTCTAGAAAATGTAAGGTATGTGAAAAACCTACACGCTTTCCTAAATATACCAAAAGAGGTATTAAAGTAGGAGCAGAACGTACTCTTAGTAAAAACTTAGAAAAATATGAAATGAAGCCACAGGAACGACAAAGAATTAATGGACATTCTGTCTTAGTATGTTCTGTATCATGTGATTTTAAATATATGCAAAAACAAGCTGTGAATACCTTTACTTTGAAAGAAGATGCTAATAAAGAAGCTAAGGAACTCTTACTTATAATACGAGAAGAAGCTAGGAGAAAAAAAGATACTAGCATTTTAGCTCTGTCGGATGCCCAAATATTACATAAGATAAGGAAAAAAAGAATCTGGGGTGAAAAAATAGAGCCTCCTTCTAGGAATACTTTTGGTAGACGAAAGTCTGACCTCTATGGATATCACGAATTTAGTGGTTATTACTAAACTATCACTGCAAATAAGATGATGCCAATACATAAACCATTTGATGTAGACAACTATGATGCTAATGATGCTTCTGGAAAAGAAGCCGTTATGCGTTTTCTACAAACACAAGGGTTGTCTGCTGAAGAAAACCCTGATAAATATGGAATAGACTTAATAGCAAATGGTACAACCTATAATGGACAAGTATTTGATAATGTACCTGTTGAAGTAGAGAGAAGAATTATATGGAATAAAAATTTTCCTTTTTCTACAGTACATGTACCTGAAAGAAAAACTAAGTTTCTTAAACATTATATGTTATATGCAGTAGTTAACTTAAATTATGACAAAGTTATGTTCTGTACTTCAAATATCATTAAACAATATGAACCTATAGAAGTGCCAAATAAATCTATAGCAAATGATGAATACTTTTATAATGTTCCATTAAATCTTTGGAAAACTTATGATATTAATTAAACTATCACTACAAATAGACCCATAAGTATATATAGGAATATAATGACGAATATAAACATTTTAATTTCAGAACTCATATATAAATTATACCAGTTGTTATAATACTAACATTCGTTCTAAGGCGATTTTTGAGTAAAGTTGTACTGAATCATCGACTTTTATTTGATTTATAACAATTCCAGCTATTAATCCCTCTAAAACCCATAGTAAATATGCTGGGTGAACCCTATACATAGTAGCACAAGGACAAATCATCTCATCCAAACAAAAAATATTTTTCTCCGGGTAAGTATGTGCTAACCTCTTAACCAAATTTATTTCAGTACCTATAGCCCAACTAGAACCATTAGGAGCATTATGAACCATGTCTTTTATATATTCTGTACTTCCAACATAATCAGATATACTAACAACTTCATTTGTACATTCTGGGTGAACAAGGATATTAACTTCTGAATTTTTTGTTCTAGCCTCGTTAATTTGATTAACAGAAAATCTAGTATGAACGGAACAATGTCCTTTCCAAAGAATCATTTTAGCTTTATCTAAATCATAGTCAGAGATACCACCACCTACCTTATAAGGGTCCCAAATAACCATCTCATCTTCTGGTATACCATACTTAAGAGCAGTATTCCTCCCTAAGTGCTGGTCTGGTATAAACAGAACCTTCTCTCCTTGGTCGAACGCCCAAGATAGAGCATGACCAGCATTACTTGAAGTACATACTAAACCATTATTTTGACCACAAAGAGATTTTATTTCTGCCGTAGAATTCATATAAGTAAGGGGAGTAATAGGTACCTTTAACTTTTTAGTTAGATAATCCCAACAGTCTTCAACTTGCTCTGTACTAGCCATATCTGCCATAGAACAACCCGCTGCCATATTAGGTAATATTACTCGTTGATTAGAACTACTTAGTATCTCCGCAGTCTCTGCCATGAAGTGTACTCCACAAAATATTATTATTTCGGCATCTTGCTCACTTGCTAACTTAGCTAACTTATAACTATCTCCCTGTAAATCAGAATGCTTTATAACATCCTCCCTTTGGTAATGATGCCCTAAGACTACAACCTTATCCCCTAAGACAGCCCTAGCCTTCTTTATAGCCCCATTTAATTCATCCATAGGTATCCTTAAGTACCTAGATGGTATCTTCTGCCATCTTACACCAGATTGAAACTCTTCTCCTAGTGTCTTAGTCCGAAAATTATCCTCTGTAGTACAGAATGAACTTTGTTCTAATTCAGTTATCGGTATATTTAATGTCATCTTACTATAAATTATACACCAATAACCCAACTATTTCAAATTTTTTATTTTTTTTTAATGTATACACTTTTAAGGTTTTTATGACGTTTTTAAATATTAGCCAAAAGATGTCACAAATAAGGCTTTTTGTTAACACTTTATGATATACTAGTAAGGTAATTACATTTGTAATTACTTAAACAACATTTGTTTAATTATAGCTGTCCTAGTGTTTGAAGTTTCTATGCCTCATTCATTAGGGCAGTTGGTCTCTATACCTACCCACTTTACCCCAATTATATCTCTTTATATTTAGATATTTCAAATATTACTTTCTGTAGATAAGTAAGTACTCATGGCTAACTCCCCTGCAGGATTTTTTGCACAACCGGGGGGTGGAAGGCAGGGGGGGGATAGGCAGTAATTCCACTTCGTCTTTGCAGATTCGTTGGGTTTTTTGGGTTGGGTTGGTTGGGTGGGAAAAGGGCGACAGTTGGTAGGGGGGTTGGTTTTGGTGGAGGATTTTGGGTAGGGGGGCTGACGAAATTCGGAATACAGATTTTTAATATTGGTTGAAATTGGTGAGACCTTGGGGTTGACAAAAGTTGACAACGTGTGATATACTAATAATGTAAGGTAAATAAATAAGGAGAATAAAATGAATTTACGAGAAACAATAAAACACAAGATAGGATTATTCATAGAGAATCATAAGGTAACAAGATGTTATGATTGTGGTAAATGGAGTTTCAGAAAAAATCTTCAAGATACTATGGAAGGAAATCCAATGTGGATTCAAGGCGATTTATTATGTAACCATGATGATTTAAATTCTTGTTATGCACATCTTGTGGCAAGTCATGAAGGAGAGGTTTAAAATGTATTATGCAAAAACACAAGGTCTTAAGTATGACTATATGGTTATAAGTAAGACAAAAAATGGGGCATGGAAACAACTAGAAAAGTGGTGGAACAAGACTTGGAGGGAAAAATATGGTGGGTGTTGTTCAATTGACCACGAAAACAATTTTAAGGATGCTATTGAATGGCATGGATTCTATCTTTGTGAAGATAAAATAGAATTAGATAAAGAATTTTTTATACAATAGAAAAGTAATAAAATTCACAAGATGCCCCCAAGAAATTGGGGGTATTTTTTTGCCCAAAATTTAACTGAGTCGGAGCTGGCAGGAGGCAGCACGATATATCGTAGGGAGACCATGTGGGAAAATTCTGGAAGAGAGAATGGTAGGGAGTCAGAATTTTAAGAGTCGGTAAAAAGGGGGTTGACAAAAGTTGTCAAGTTGTGATAGAATAATATTATAATAGTTAAATAAGGAGAACTAAATGGGATATACAAATTATTGGTATCAAAAAGAAAGTTTCACAAAGGGAGAATGGGATGTTCTAAAAGAGGTGGCGAACAAACTTATAGAACCTTTTAGAAATGATTTAGATATAGTAGAAGATGACGAGAACGTTATTAATTTAAATGGTGTGGGGGAAAACTCTCACGAAACTTTTATTCTTACTAAAGAAAAAAGAGAGTTAGATGATTGGGAAAAAAAGTCTGACTGGATTGTGAACGATTACAAAGAAAAGGGTGCATTTAGATTTTGCAAGACTAATAGAAAACCTTACGACATAATTGTTTGGAATATTTTATTAAAGGCATATGAGATTGCCCCAATCAAACTTAGTATTTCTAATGATGATGGGGAAAAACATGGTTCACAATAATAAAAAAGAAATATAAAAGACTTGACAAAACTTGTCAACTTATGGTATACTAATAAGTACAAGATAAAGAAAGAGAGAACAGGAAGGAGAAATTGTATGGTGATGAAAGAAAAGGAACTTTGTACACACAAGTGGGAAAGTCTTTGTTGTAAAGAAGAAGAACAAGATAACCTACAATTCATCTGCCCAAAATGTTTTGGGTGGAGCGACATGAAGTGTTTCAAATGTTATAACTATAAAAGGAGAGAAGTAAATGAAAACGGAAAATAATAATGACTTACTAACAAAAGGGATTGAAGTGGCACTGGTTGATACAATTAAAAAAAGTGCAACACCTTTGAAGATGCACATTTCAAATAATCGTGCTAGTATAATTGCAAAAGTAATTATGAATGAATGGGAAATAGAACCTAAAAACTAGGAGTAATAAAATGGAGAATGTGGATAGAAAAATCTTTGATGAACTATTCTACTTTAAACAAGAAGTGGAAAAGGAACTCAAAGAATTGAGGGGAATTATGGGAGAACTTATACAAGTAATTAACTCGTTAAAGGAAAACTCTAATAAAGAAATCCTAATGATGAAAGACTTACTAGAAAAGTTTACTGATGAGAACAACTTTTTGAAACATGAACTAACAAAGAAATAGAAAATAGGTTCACTCAAAAACAAAGATGCCCAATCGAAAGGTTGGGTATTTTTTTGTCTTCTTCACCAGCATGGGACCGGCAGCATCACCGGAAAAAACAGCTCCACACGATATATCGTAGAGCAGACCATGCGGGAAAAATACTGGAGGAAGGCTGGATAAATTCTGGAGAAATTCTAAGTAGACCTTTTTTACGAGGTGTGATAAAATATAAGTATAAGGAGAAAAGGAAACCAATGATTATTAAACTACTCAAAAAGTTTAAACTACCAATATATGTTTTGGGCATAATTGGATTAACTATTATTAATGTTATTTATTAGGAGGCAACAATGACAATGCAAAATGATTTAGATTATGACGAACTCTATGAAAACCTAAAAGAAGAATTAGGAAGAGAACCCAATGAAGATGAGATTAATGAAAGATTTGAAAACTCGTCTAATTAGGTCTTGACAATATTTGACAACTTATGATATACTTATTAATATAAAGAAAAAAGAAAGATAATCATGACAAAAAGAAAAGCCCTTAAAGATATAAAATTTCACATTGATATTAATAATGGGTATTTAAATGGTTTATTAAATAGAAATGCCCAGAGATATTATACTAAAGAAATGCAAGATAAATTTTTTAAAGATATTAATAAAATTATTGAACAAGCAAAACTGACTTATAATGATTTAATAAGTTATGGAATTATTGGCAAAGATAATTCATTTAATATTAAAACTTTGCATAAGTAATAAAAAAACACTTGACAATATTTGACAAGGTATGTTATAATATAGATATAGGAAATAAAAAAAGTCATAAGGAGAATAAAAATGGCAATCAAGATTTCAAGAAAAGATGGAGTGGAACTACTAAAGAACTCTAATGGATTAATGGTAGGAACAGACTTCATAAAGAAAAACGGAGACGATAGAAAATTGAATGGTAGATTAGGTGTTAAGAAACACCTTAAAGGTGGAGAGTTAAAATACAATCCATCTGACTATGGATTAATGACTATCTTCGATGTTCAGAAAAAAGAATACCGAATGGTAAACTTAGAAACATTATATGCAATGAGAATTCAAGGAGTAGAATATGAAATCGTTGACTAGAATATGGATAGGTAAAATAAAAAATGGGGTACATGAATTAACTCATGTACCTACCGAAACCATTTTCACAAGTATTGAAGATGCAATTATCTTTGATAAAATGTGGAAAAGTGAACAACAAGACAAAATGAATTAACCTCATTTTTTATCCTCCAAAAATTATCCTCCTAGATTAATTTCTAGGGGGATTTTTTTTACCCCAGTTTTCGGCAAAGACAAGAGTCAGATTTTTTTGGTCCAGCATGGTCTTCCTACGATATATCGTACAACCTTATCCAGCTGAGTTTTGTGACCGAAGTGTGACTGGGGTTCTCCAGCTGAGTCGGTATTTTTTAAGGGTCGGTAAAACTCGTAATGAAATAACTAGGAAGATATAAACAATTTGGAATAGGGTGGAATAGTGGGGGGAACAATACCTACCTCTCAATCCCTCCACACTAGATGAATGCCTAGGGTCTATGGGGAAGTAGTCGAAGGGTAAGAAGTCTAAGGGTCTTACCGAAGGGTCTTAAACGAAAGAAACCAAGACACAAAAAAAGACACCCTCCTAAGAGAGTGCCTCTTTATGATTGGTTCTTATGGGGCTTGAAACTTATATCCCATGCGTTCTAACCGTTTAGGAATAACCACTTCGCCATTACACTTTAGACAACACCTGCCGTTTGTAACGGGTTGTGCGTTATGTCCTTGTGTCCAACCACCGAACTCTACGCCAATCTCATTATTACAAATATCGCAATTCATAATATCCTCCTTGTTTGTTGTTCCTAACTTGTAGGAACTTGTTTCTTTAATACTACACTGGTAGTAAGTCTTTTGTCAAATCTTGCCAAATCAAAAAGGTCTACGTTGATTAGTCCCATTTATATCGAAATGATTTTCGAGCTATCACGTTCTTCCCCATAGCATTGCTTACTTCTTCCTGAATGTCGGCTGGGATAGATGTTCCTTGGTAACTACAAGCCATACACTTTCTTTCCTCGTGTGCGTACATCTTTGTGTAACTCTTACTATTACATCGTGGGCATTGGTTGTTCATATTTATTCTCCTTTCGCCACTTGTTATACTTTCATTATATCATGAGTGTCAACCTAACAAGACTCGTGTTAAGTTATCCAGCAAAGGTGTGGCAGGAAAGAACCCAGAAGTCACCAGAGCGATATATCGTATAGACCTATTTTCTGGTGATGCCGGTGAAGTTTGCTGGTGAATACCAAGATGCTGGGGGAATAAAAAAATCCCCTACCAACTTAATGGTAGAGGACTTCGTTTTTATGAGTCGGTAAATTTCTTTACATATCTATATTGAACTCTTTAGGTTTCTTTACATAGAACTTAGCAATGTTTCCTATTGTTTCTATAACCGTTTCCTCAGTAATCTTGCCTCCATCGAATTCATCTAGTAGGCTTCGCAAGTCCTCTGAGAGAGTCGTTGTGATTTCATCCTGTGCCATCTTATTCTCCTTAGTATTACCCTATTTAATTAAACTCCCCAAGAGGGCAACCTTAAGGAGTATACATATATAGAATAACATAATGATTAGACTTTTGTCAAGTCTTGCCAAGGTCTTATACAAATTTAATTTATCTGCCCAGCCGTTGGTACAGGAATCGAATGCTGGAGGAAGACCATAGTTCTCAGCTGGAAAAGGTCTGCAGAGCGATATATCGTAGAACCCCCCTCCTGCAAAATTTTACAGGGGGTGATAAAAAAAGAAACCCCAACCTTTCGATTGGGGCTTCCCGTGTTTGATAGTTTCCTATCTTACACAATCCAAGGAGAATACATGGATTTGTGGTGAACTCACTTCCTGTACTACATGGGGGTTATTTCCCCTCGCTTAGTGTGAGCCTCTTCTCTTGTATTATAGGATGCTTATAAACCCACCCCACAGGAATCAGACCATTATTACTTCCTTGATTATTCTATTATAACATTTCTTTCCTTTGTGTCAAGGGGTTGGAACTACCTTTCCTTCCCCTCGCCACTCGGTTGTTCTATCGGTTCGCTTCAAAGAATGCTTTCGCAAATCCTTGAGGTGTGATACTTCGATAGTACTTCCTTCCTAAATCTTTCCCACTAGGAGTCGTAAATTCTCCCTTGTCTATTTTATTCTTATAGTACAAACCACTCATTGGTTCTTTGATTCTTTCCCCTTTTAATAAAGGTGAACCCTCGAACATGTTTATCTTTGATTTATCATAAGATTGTTTTGTGGGTTTGTTAAACCATCCCCATAAATAAGTGTACTTAGAATAGTAATCACCAAATTCATAAGGGTGAAATTTGAAGAGAGGTTCTCCCAAAAACTTCTTTAGTTTACCTACGGGATTTTCCAATGCAAACCATTGTGGTTGAAGTGCATATGCAATTCTAAAACATGCATCCACGACTCCTATGCCTTCCACGATTTGTTGGTCACTTCTCTTCCATGCATTTCCTGCAATCGAAAAGTAAGTACAATCTGGGGCGGCAAGAATGCCTCGAACTCTCCCTTGATACTTCTTTATATCTATCCATTCTCCATTGCCTCGTGGTTCGTCTGAAGATTGTGATGGAAATAATCTTACATCATATTGTGGAAAAGTAATTGGTATAACTTCATACTCTCCACTTTCGATATAAGGAATTTCCCAACTTCCACTACCACTACAAAGGGATAGGATAATTGGTTTCTCATCCATATTATTTTCTCCTTGTTGTATGGTTTTATACCTTACATTATTAGTATAACATTTTTAACCGATTGTGTCAATATCATACTTCCATCCTTTTGGGGCTTTGATATCTCCATTTTCAATCATTGCATGTGCGATTCTACCAAATCTTCCTTGTAAAGACCATGCTAATCCTGTATCTACAAGATGTTGCCATGCTTCCTTAAGTTCTTCTTCAGTACCTTCTATTATTCCTTCCGCTAGTTCAACGGCAGTTATATTATCCATCTTAATCATTAAACTTCCTCCTCACAAACATCCCCTTTGTTCAACCAAGTTCCATGTTCACACTTGTCTATGATTTCCCAGTTGTCCATGTCGGCTCTACGAAGACCATTTTCTATAAGTTGTTCTAGTTCTTCATGGGACCCACTAATTGTGATTTCACTATATTCCACATCTTGATTACATGTTGCCATATCTTTTTCTCCTTGTAACTATTATATTAATATATTATAACAGTTGGTAAAAAAAGTCAAGGGGGTATAAAAAAGAAACCAGCTATGTTCACTACTAAGATTATTATTAGTGACTTTCATAACTGGTCTCTAGTGTGGAATGTTTTAAGAAGGTGCAATGCATCGTAAATCATTCCTTCCTTTGCTTCCTTGTATCTCTTTCCCTGCGCTGAGAAGAGATGGTTCCACTACAGCAAAAGCAGTTTAATGACATAATGTATTAAGAGAAGCTTTCTCATCTTCAATCCCATACTATTACTTAGGTCAGTTCCATATTATTATTATACTACACTTTTTAGTTTTTGTCAACTCCCGCATCAAGGTCTAAAAATACCCCCGTACGATATATCGTAGAACGCTATTTTTCAGGACAAAAAAAATCACCTACTAAATTAATAATAGGTGACCTTGTTTTTTATCGGTTGGGGAATTTACTTCCTTGCTTCCTTCCCCTTCCTTCTATTTCTTATAACTAAATTCTATTCCTTCTTTTGTCATAGTCTTTAATGCTTCCCCCGCTTCAGTCCCCTTCCCTTGGGTCCCATGCAGTACTAAGGCAAAAGAACCCTTCCCTGTAATTGCGAGCTCTTCGGTTTTATCAACTGGTAAATTCCTTTCCTTTGCTTCCTTAGGATGGAATACAACTTCAGCACTCTTCAAATTAAGTTCATCAATTAAGGTGTCATGTTTGCTTCCTCTACTTGCATTCATAGAAAAGTTTGATGGTCTACTTCCTTCTAGTTCATGCATCCAATTAATGCTTTTAGTATACGCCCAGAATTGAATGTTCTTATAATACCTTGCTGCCCAATACCAAGCTTCCATATATTCCTTACTAAAAAAATCTCCCCCAACATGCACCCTTATATAATTGGCATTTTGTGGGATTGATTTAAAAATTAAATTTAACAACTCATTAAAAGACTTCTTTTTTAATAAGTCAAAGTTATATTTCCTTTGGTTGAAGGTGTCATTAAATGCCGCTTCTTGGGTGGCACTAAAACATCTAAACTTTGTTTTCTTACCTTCTTGGATAGTTCGCTTTCCTGTCTTCTTATTTACCCTTGCATAAGCATAACAATCTTCTGCCCCCGGACAGCTATATCCACTTAGCAAACTAAAAGAATAAACTCTAGGGTTTTTAATAGGTGACCATGTTTTTATAGCTTTTAGCTTTGCATTCTTATCTTTACTAAACTTTAAGTAATCCATATTATCTCCTTTATTTAATTACTATAACTATATTTTATCAGTTGTTAAAATATTTGTCAACCCCATAAAAAAACCCCCCTAGCGAAATTATAAACTAGGGGGGCTGGAGTAAGGGTTAATAATAGCCCACCAAAACTATTATTAATCTATTATATTGGTTAGACCTTGGGGTAAGTTTTATTTCTTATTCCATAAGATTGACCATTATACTTAACAAGTAATTTGTACTTCCTTGCTCTCATATTGAACCCCTTAACAATTGCTATTCCAAGTCCTTCAACTTTAATTTCATCGCCCCTCTTATAGTCAGTAAATCTCTCAAGATGTTCTACTTCCAACTCTTTCCTTACTTCCTCTTGACTCTTCGTTCCTTCAACCCTTACATTAGTTTTAAAATCAAAAGAATCATTAGTATATGAAAACCTTCCTATTTTAAAAATTATTCCATACTTCCCTGAAACTTGTTCCAAGGCTACTTCCAATTCTTCCCTTAATTCATCAAGGTTAGAAGGTTTAAATCCATCAATTTTTTTGTTTGGCATAATATTCTCCTTAATTATTTTTTACCATTTGTTAAATTATATATTATTCTGTTTAAAAAGTCAACCCAGCGAATAGGATTCCTTCCTACAAAATATTTTTGAAAATTTTCTCTTACTAGGTCTTTTTATTTGAATTTATATAATATTCTTTGTGTAGGTTGTCAACTAAAACCAATTAATTATCTAACTCCTTGATATTGTTCATAGTATTTTTTTTCTTTTGGAATCGCATGTAAACAACTAACTTGATAGGTTGATTGATTAACTTTCCAACCATACAAACTGTCATTGTCACATTCAAGACAAGCACCTTTGAGAGCAAGTCGTTCTTGAATAAAATATCTTCTAACAGGATTAGACCAACTCTTATATGTAGTGTTTATAGGATTGAATTTACCTATAAAAAAATCTACAACTTTCTTATAGTTTTCATTATCACTTTGGCATTGATTATCACAATACTTGTAACCTTTATAATGTTTGTCTTGCATAACCTTATTGCACCAAGCACATTTTGTTTGTTCTTTATTAAACACTTCTTTTTTTCCTTTCCTTGATTATCTTTAGTTTCTTCTTTCTTCGTCTATTAAACATTCTCTTAGTCATTATATTATTCCCCCATCTTCATCAGTCATCGAGATAACATCAGAATAGATACTCTCTAATGGGTTTCCATCTCCATCCACACACATGGCTGTGACTCTTACATCTGTAGTGTTATTTAAATCATATCCAAATACCTCAACGGTTAAGTATCTTCTTTGTGGTCTTATCCTTAGTTCGTCATCTAAGTTTGTTCCATGTAGGATTATCTCTTTAGCCACCCACACTTTATCTTCTGATATTAGTTTTTCTATATCAGATTTACTTAGTTTGTCCTCATGCCATTCCACTAACTCATCAAGTTCTATGCTCTCTTCTAACAATGCTCTTAGTTGGTCTTGGTCTAACTTGAATAGTTCTCTAACAATTGCTCTTTCCATAGGTTCATCATATAGATTTATGATTTCCTCATAGTCTATTTCCCCACTGGCATCTACTCCTAACTGACAAGCTAACTCTCCTAGAGTAGCACAACCATCATGGTCATTCATAGAAGCTTCTACAAGTTGTTCCACTAACCATTCTTTATTTTTATCTAAGTCTCCATAATTATTCTCGGAGAAATATTTGTCAGTCGTTCCTGACCAGTATGCTTCTTCACTAGCAACAACATCATAATCTAAGTGTTGATTGAATATCTTTTGTACTTCTTCTAGTGACATCTTATTCAGATGTTTAGTTACTACTTCTTTTAGTTGGTTATCTAAATCTTTTGTGTTTAACATTATTTCTTCCCCCCATCCATCATTCCTAAATCTAAATCTCCTGCATCTTCCATTTTGGCAACAAGTTCTTCAACCTTAGAATTAAATACTTCTAGGTTATCTCTTCCTAATTGTCCTATTTGATGAACAAAGAAAGTAAATTCTCCATACTTTGTAGAGTCTTTTAGTCTATGGAATAATAACCCTAATTGAATGTCCATTATTTTCATAGACTTCAATTGACTATTAATGTTCTTTTGTAGGTTTTTGTTTTTCTTCCTTAGTTCCTCATCAGTTGTTAAAGAATCAAGGTGACTTTTATTATGTTGCCCCACAATTTGTTCTTTCAACTTTTGGTTTTCTTCCTCTAGTTGTTTTCCTTTTTTGTAGTGTTTAAGATGTAACTTGGCAAGTTTAATATTTTCTTCCCTAAGTTTGTTTCTTTCATCTAGGAAACCTTGAGTTTCATTCTCCTCAAGATAAATCCTGTAGTGAGTTGCTTCTTCTTTCCTAGTATGAGCTCCAAGACTATTTCCACTAAATCTTCTCCACATTTTATATGTGTCTTTGTTTAGATGTTTTGATAAAGTCTTAAATAGTTTGTCAGTTTCCTCATTCTTTGGAATTTTGAAAACTAGTTTATCATGTATTTTTTTCTTTGGTTTATCCATTAGTTTCTCCTAATCTTTTTTTATTATATCTCTATTATTACACCAACTGTTAAAAAAGTCAAGGGGTATATTTCAACCCCCCAACTTTCTCTAATTATTTTACAAAATTTAAAGCACTATTGAATGCTCTTGCTTTTGCATTTGCTCTTTGTCCATAAAGAGCCGTTCCACTTCCATCCCATCCTCTTCGATAGTCTTCAGTTTCTACGATTGCATTGTAGACTGCCCAAGGAGTGTTTGCATATTTTGAAAAGTCTTGATTAAAAACATCTAGTCTTTCCTTAGCATTATCCTTGATTCTATCTACTCGTGCTTGTCTTTTCTCCCAAAGTTCCTTTTGTTCTTTCCTATCACTCAAGATACGATTCCAAACTATTGGAGGAACGTCACCAACACCTATTCCATTTGTATGATTTAACTTTGTTGGTTGTGATGCATTTGGATATGCGGCACTAAGAATTGCTTCCACTTGTCTTTCCACTAGTGTGGCTTTTGTTAGTGAATTCATTGCTGTTACAACTGATTCCTGTGTCTTTGTCATTTGTCCAAAAATATCTAAGTAAAATGCTGCATCGTTTTGAATACTTTTTGTGTGTTTTAGATTAATAGAAATCTTTGAACTTCTTAATCCAGTGACTAAAGTATTTTGACATACAACTCTAACAGGAGTAAAGGCAACTGTTAATGCCCCTGTTCCATCTCTATGGTCAGTTACTAACCAATAAAGTTCATGGTCTTCCCCTGCAATTGTACTTTCCCCAGCATCCATAGTTAAAAAGATTTTCTCTCCCTTTCCTATTGCCCCCGCAGTTTCAATTGGGAACTTTTCAGAAATAGGGTTTAACATCTTTCCTAACTCTTTAGCTTGGATTGCAGTCCAATCATTTCCTACTGTTGCCAATACTCTTGGCTCTGGGTCTTCTGCTACAGGGTCTCTAACAACTGCAAATGATTCTGTTGCTAGTTCTGTACCATCTTCCATCTTTACGACTTGTGGATATTTATTTATTCCAAAAAGAATATCAGCTTTTGTCATAGCTTCGGATGCATTTAATTTTAAGTCTTTATTAAATACTTCTCCTAGTCCATGCCATGCTGGTTCTCTCCGACTAATAAATCTTTCTCCGAATAATGTTGCGGGCATATTTGTCTCCTTTTTTGCTGAACATTTATTTTTTTACACTTCTAACTTTATCACTTGTTAAAAAATAAGTCAACCATAAAAATACGTACATTTTGGGAATTTTATGGAGATTTTACAAATAACCCCTTCATACGAGCCATTTTAAGACGTTCTTTTAATGTAAGTGATATCAAAGTATCACTCGGCTCCTTTGAAGCCCCTCTATGAAACCACCTTTTATTATATAGAAGATTTTCTCTTGTTTGGTATAGGTTCTCCAAGATTCTGTCTAAGCAATTTAGTTTCTTCAAAAACTGATTCTGAAACTTCCCTAATCTTTATGGTCTCTACTCTTATTATAATTGTTTCTTTGAGTAATGCTTTAGACACATCTAAAATATTTACACTTATTTGTAGTATCTTCCAATTTATAACAACGAGTATAAATGAAAGTGATAGTATTATACTGGAGAAAATTATAGTTAGTAACATATTAGTAAGGATATTTGGCTTCTTCTGATTCGCTAGGGTTTGTGATTTCCTCTAGCCTCTTCCCTGCTTCCATGTTCTCTTCATTGATGGTTTTATCTTTGTCTAAGAAAGAACCTTTGTTCTCTTCTTTTCTATTATCTTCTTCCATCCAAGATTTTTCATTCTTTATTAAAGTGTTAGTAATCTCCTTCAACATTTGTTTCTTCCTTGATTCCCATTTTTTGTCATCGTATTTATTAGGAATATTAAATGACTTACCAATATTTTTCTCGACTTCCTGTAAGGTGGCAGTTCTTCCAATTTGTCTCTTTTCATCTAAAATGAAAACAGCACCAAGAGCTTGGATTACCTTTCCTCTTTTATAAAACTTTTCGGCATTGTTCTTTGTTATTTTACTTATACCCACAAAGTCAGCTTGAACTTGCAATGCTTCTTCAAGTGTCTTGGGTAAATTAGGTTGTACCATTATTTTCCTCTGCTATGTTATTCTTTTTTAATATGTCCTGTTCAAATTGTGCATTTAAATCAACATTCCCTAGTATTCTCTCAAAATCTACTCTTTCTTTCAAGTCTGATTCTAATATTAAAACATATATTTTTCTTAATAGATTATATCCTACAGGTTCATTTCCATATGCTTTAAATGATTGACAAACCTCTCTCAATAGAAATAGTTCAGATATGTTAATAGCCATTGTTGAAATCCCTTCATGATTATTAGGGTCGGTTGCTTGTAATAAAGCCATTCCTATTCTTTGTATTAATTCAAGGGGAACTGCAACTCCTCCACTAGGTTGAAGGGTTTTTGCGGGAAGTTGGTATTTACCTTGTTCCACCTCATTCTCTAATAGTAAAGTAACAGAGTCAGACAAGAATAAACTTTCAGCTTTGGTTAAAGTAAGATGTTTTACTTCTTCCAGTTTCTGAATAAACTTTTTAAAGTCTTCTTCATTCATCCCCTCTGGAAACTTTCCATCATCGTTCATGGTACCATTTTTCTCCCAAACGGCTTGAGCATCTTCTACAAATATAAAAAGATTTTTTCATGCCATTCTTAGAAGCCCAGACTTCCACGATTGGTGGGTTGTCTTCATGCCCCCATAGTTTACATAGGATTTTCTTAATCATATATATTATTATACTCTAAGACTCTTAATCTTGTCTATTTGGGTTAATACGTATTTCTATTTCTTGAACCTTACTTTCTAAAATAGTAAGTTTATCAAGAATCTCTTCGGCTTTTTTATTAATCTCTTCGTATCTCTCACGAAACTCGTCAGACATTTCAAGCATATATGCCATTACATTGGACAATTATATAACTCCTACTACATCTAGTACTATTGAAAAAACTGCGAAGAATACAAAAAATTTAACTGTATCTACTATCATGATGACTCCTTAGTCAATTATTTTATTGGATAATATAAGAATATCATTTATAGAATTGGAAGTCAAATAATCTACTTTATACTTCTCAAATGCTTTAACTAACTCTAGGTGTGCATTAGCACTTATAAAGTTCTTGACTACTAGTAAATATGTACCACAAAAATACTTACCATGGTGGTCTGCATTTAATGTATTGTAATTAATAACGTGTGCCATTTCATGACAAACAGTTGGTCGATTCTTTGTATTAGGATAGGGAATTACAATTTCTGTTGGGGTTGCATATACCAACTCATGCCCTTCGGTTATAATCTTTGGAACCTGTATCTTACCCCAATTAGCAATTTGATTTATTACTTCTTTAAATGAACGTTCTATAAGTGTTTTTGGAGACTCCCAGAAAGAACAATCTGCTTCAGCTTCGTAAACTTTCTTACGTTGATAATCTCTTAGGTGGGTGTTTGGAATATTTCCTATCCAACTCTTTTGCATAGTATTAGTCCTTCCCTAACCATTCCTTTACTCTTTGTATTCTAGCTATCCCAGCTATTATAGCACTTAGTAAAAGTGTCCCAAGTAATAATATAAAAAAATTGACCTCGGTATATCTACCAAGACCAATCAAAATAGAATCTTCAATAAGATGAAGAACTGATATAAGTATTGTTATTGAACCAAATTTTTTCACTATATACCCCTGTATTCCTTTATAAACCTTACCTTGTCGGATTATAACAGTTCTAGGCATCAGTACTAGGGTTATTTATAGTTGTCGTACCCACCATAGGTTCTAGTGTCACCATAACCACTTATTCCAATGGTCTTTAGTACATCATTAAACCCATTGTGGTCACCCATAATTGTCCTCATCTCATTGTCTATGAGGGCATCCTTCTTCTCTAGCTCTGCCATTTGTCTATCAAGCTTCTCAGTTAGTTCCACAACCCTTCTAGTTGCTTCCATGTGTTGAGCTTGTAACTCTGATATGTTCTTTGCGTTCTCTTCAACAGTACTATCCAGCTGAGCCATATACCAAATAATCCCAAAGGCTTGGGCTAATACGATTCCAATAATACCTATGGGTAATTTTATCTTACTTATATCCATCTACTTACCTATTCTAAGTCCTCTAATTACATAGTATTCCAATGCTTCCTTTGTAACAAAAAACCCTGCAATCGCAGAAACAGTTATTACTAAAGGCTTTACTAATTTCTTTGTATTCATATTCATTCCCCTCGTAACTTTTTTATGTTGTTATAATAATATGCATTGTGGTTTTGCATTAGTAGGGTGTTATGTTGTTTCAAACAATCCATACACCAATCAGTTCCTTTTATTTGGAACTCTTTTATGGATTCTCTTTCCCCACATATTATACATGCTTCCATTATCGAATAGATGCATCGAGTTGGTCTAACTGCTTTTCTAGATATTCTAGGGTAACCCCTATGGTATCTAAGTTACCTCTAACTTCTATTAATCCAGTTACACCAGAAGCGTCTTGGGTTTCGACAAGTGCTACTTCCAACCTCTCAATGTCTTCTTGCATATTAGATATGTTATTCTGTAGTGTCAGGAACGCCCCAATTGCTGTTATTAGCATTGAAAGACCAAACACTACCATACCCATACTTATGTTGTGTGTACTATTTCCTATCTTTATTTCCATTATTCTGATTCTGGAATTGTTATTTTCTCAATTGCCTCTATGGTTGCACTACAGAACTGTTCAACTTCACCAACTATGACTTCTTTTTCAGCGTTAGTAATTTTATTATCCTTTAATGCCTGACTTATGGATTGAAGAATATCAACTCCCTCTCCCATAATTTCCTTCCCACGCCCCGCTAAACCCTTGTTGAGGTTATAGAAAGTCATTCCCATAGTTATAATTTTCATTATGTTCATCGATAATCCCCCTTAGATTAACATTGACGAGGTTTATCCTCATCATCGATTATTATTGATTCTTCGCTTGAACTAGAATTACATCCACAATTGCCACCACAAGGGCAGCCTTCCATGGACAATGCGTTATCAATGTTATCCATCATAATAGCATCACATGAATCACATGAACATTCACACACACAATTGTCTGTGTCACAACTACAAATATTAGTTTCAAAACAACTACAGTCATTTTGTAAAGTCATATTTACTCTCCCTCCAGTACTTTCATCCCAAGGGCTATGATTCCCCCTGTACAGCCTGTGGCTATCTCATTCATTCCGTAATACAATCCTACTCCGGATAGTATTCCTAGAACTATTATAGCTAAAAATATCTGCGGTCTTAGTTTTCCAAACATAAGCTTCTCTCCTATATCCTACGATTCCTTGCATGAAATGTGTCTTTAATGTGTTCGGCTTGTTTAAAGCCTTTTAATGCTTCGTTAATCTCAGCATCATCTAACATGTCTTCCCACTTGTGTAACCACCCAAATACATTGAATCGTTTCAATTTTATTTTACCTCGCCTATAATTTGTATTAACAACTATCTGTTGCCCTTACTATTATACAAACAAAATAAGATAAATTTGTTAAATTTTTGTTACGCTGTTCCGTAAGCGACAATTCTAATGTACACTGCAGATAAGTCAGTAGTGTTAGCTACTTCGTCTAGTGCAGCACCATCAGACCCAGCTTCGTACACTTCAACTTTACTGTTAGTGTAGTCGTATTGAGCTACGTAACCTGAAGTTTCAGTATCAATCATAACTGCGTGTATTGCAGTGAAACCAAGGTCTCCTGCTGTTAGTGATTCTCCACCTGTTGGGTAAGAACTATCAAATTGTATTCTTTTAATAGTAAACTTACTAGGTGTTCCTCCAGCAATAGCTGGTCCCACACTAGCAGCACCCGGTGTTGTTATTGTTAATGCCATATTTAGTTTCCTCCTAAAATATCAATGATAGTTTTTCTATCTATTTATTATACTAGCGTCTGCTAGATTTCCTTTTAAGTGCCTCAGCGATTTCATCTCGTTTGTTTTCACCGGGACTTCCCTCTTTAAATTTCTTATACCCCATCTTCTTTGCTTGAGCCGTAGCAACTGCAAAAGGATTGTCTACTTCCTTTTGTAAGTTCTTTTTAGAAATAATAGATGTGGCTTTATCTTTTGCTTTATCTCTTACTTTGTCTGCTATTATTTTCCCAGCAACAGTTCTACCTACAGTAGTAGCTCCAGCCAATACCCTCGCTGGAAGGGAAGCAACACCAAGAGCAGCACCAGCTGCCACTCGACCAGCTAGTTTTTGCAGTGGGGTGTCTATGCCCCTTGAGCTAAAAAATTTGTAGCCTTCTCAACTATCCCTTTGTAATCAGCAGCCTTTTGAAAACAAGACTCACATGGACAAGACTTTTTAAATGAATGTACATTTTCCATCCAATTAAAGAAATCCTGTGATTTAGAAATTGTAGTGTTAAGTTCACTAACAGGAGTTTCCATAGAGTTCCCACCTTCTACAACCCCACGCTTAGTATGTCTACCTAGTTGAGGCATAGTTAATGCATCATCGTAATGACGTACTCCTAGATTTTGTCCTGCTTCATTTACTACCCATGGTACGTATTTATGTCCTAGTGGGTCGTCTTCAATAACAGGAGTATATCTAGCATTCTCAGGTTCTAGTTCTCCGGGAAATCCTAGTTCATCAAGAAATCTATGATGTTCTTCTTGACGAGCTTGTGTGTTAATCAAAGTTGGAAAACTCTGCCCATACTCTTGCCCATCGATTTGAACTATCTTTTGTAGTTCTTTGTTACCTTTTACGAAATTCATAAAAGATTTTGTAAAATCAATATCTCCATCTGATTTAAACATAAGTTGTACTCCCCCGGATTCTTCCTCCGAATTAACAAGGCAACTACCATCTATACATGATGAAGTAGCTCCTTCAGCTTTTATAATATCAAAAGAGGCTGCTTGGTTTACACCCTTTTCACATACCGTAACTTCTGCAAGTTCTAATTCATCTACTTGCATTACATCTTGCAAACCTTTTTGAATAGTTTGTGTCTTAATTGCAGACCCAGCAATAGAGTAACTCTTTAATTTACCACTATTAATTTGTTCTGCAACTTTCTTTGCAATCTTAGTGTCATTCCGTAATTCAGTAATAAAAAATAATCCCTTTCCATCCACACCAGATTTAAATATTTGACCTCCCTTACTTATATAAGCAGGTAAAGCCCAACCAACTTGAACATCAGAATGTAATACCATTGCGTTTCTAGTTCTAAAGTTAGCCATATATTTTTGAAATGCTTTACCAAGTGCATCAGTAGTAATTAAGTGTCCTTCCCTATCAACTAACTCGATAGATGCTGGTCCACCTACTACTAAAGAATCATCATCAGCAATTTCCATTTTGGATAAAGCATTTTGATATACTTTATTATTTGGGTATGCCCTTGATAAAGTTAGAAGTTCCGCAGGAGATGAAATTCCTGCTTTGTGTAATCTTTTGTATTCGCTTAAAGCACTTTGAATATCATCCATTGTCACTCTACCATCAGTAGCTTTCTCTAAGAATAGTACTTTCTCAATAGAGTTGTTCTCATTCATCATCTCATTCATGTCAGATGACCAATTAGATGGATGAGGTATATTTCCTACAGGAGTTGTAATTGCTTCTGTCGTCATATTATTCAGCTACTCCCCAGATTACACCTGTAAGTGTTGGGGTGTTTTGTGCCGCTATCATTGAAATCCTTCCTCTAAAGTCTAGAGGCATTTCAACATTTAGTTCCTGTCCCCCATAAATTGGTATACCATTAGCAGAAGTTGCAGTCTGGTCAAAGGCTATATATATTATATCGGCAGCTGTTCCAGATTGATTTTTAAATTGGAAACCTTTAATTCTTGTCATAGAAGGTTTCTTTATAGATGAAGATGCGTTTGCTGCTCCTGTCCATTCATATAAAGGTCCCTCACCACCTGTTTGGTTACCATCTAAATAAGTTGAAACATCTATAGTATCTTCTCTAACTTCAAACATTATTTTATCTGCATAGAAATCTATATTGTGTTGTGCAGTTGTTGTTAGATATAATCTATATGTAGTTGCGGCAGTACTTCCGGGAATTGCGTATGTTGCAGTTAGTCTTCTCCATGAAGCTGCTAGGTCATCTGTACCTGAAGTTCCAAGGTTTGAAGTACCTGCGGCATCTCTTAAAGTTAAAGTTACCGCTCCTGAAGCAGAAGCACCTCGATGTTCTAATTGAACTGATATATATTGTGGGTTAACACTAAATGGAATTGTTGGTGATTCCCAATAAAACCCTTCCCCTGCAGCAGAGTTATCTGGGTTTACTAGTAGTGATGCAGCTCCTTCTGATTGTTGTGCAGTACTTCTAGATACCGCAGACCCAGTTGCTACAAATTCAGTAATAGTAGTTCCTTCCACACCCGGATTCAAAACCCAGTTAGTTGCTTTCTCTCCACCATTTGCAACTAGAGAATATACATCTTCAGCGGTAGTACTTGCAGCATTTGAGATTGCCACGTATCTATTAGCTGGATGTACTGATTGTCTGGTAGAACTATCTATATCCCATCCTCTATAATCCGTATGTCTTTCATTAGCCATAATTTATTATACTCCAATTATCTATTTATTTAAAATTTATGATAGCTACAAAGCTACCCAGTACAGCTGAGGTATGTACAACTAATATCCCTATTGCTAAAAGAATACTTTTCATTCCATACATTTTGTTACGCCATTCAGATATATTATCGACTTTAGTTTCAACCTTCTCTAGGTTTAAGGAAAGTTTTTCGTTAAGGGCGTTTTGACTGGAAATATAGGAATCTAATCGTTCCATATAAACTGCTAAATTCACTTGTGTGTCCTTGTTGACCACTAATCAGTCCCCGCAAAATGTTTGTTTTCTAAATTAGTAGGGGGACCGAAGTCCCCCCACATGTATCATCACTAAACTTATGAGTTTAGGTCAGCAATTTTTGCTTGAGTAAAGATGTTCTTACATCGCATCTCAGCCATAGTGTAGAGTAATCCTCTAACAACTAGTGCATTTGCTGCGAAGTAATCTCTGTTCTCTACATACTGAGTAGGTTGAGCAACAGCGATTTCAAGATAATCTGTATCCAAAACATAAACGTTTGAACCTAGAACTGCATCAGCAGAAGAAACAGACTTTGGAACATCTGCATCTGGAAGAATTGGAATACCTTGATAGGTAGCCAATACTAGTCCAGTTCTTGTACCGGGGTAAGTTCTTTCAGCTCCTACACCCACTTGGTACTCTTCTTGACCTAGATACCTCTGGTTACTGTTAAGCAATCTTTCAAGGTTGAAGTATTGGTCGTGACCCAAAAGGATTAGTTTTGGTTCTCCACCATTCTCTCTTACTTTCTGAATTGCTGTATCAAGTAATGTCAATGACAATGCTCTACCTGTTCCTGAGTTATAAGAAACAGAAGCACCAGCGTTCCATGCACCAGCTGTTCTTCCAGCCAATGTTAGGTCATAAGCTCTTGTTCTTGCTACACCACCACCAACAGCAGCACCATCTTCTGAAACGACATCGTCAATAGAAGTCATACCTGCTCTTGAATAAATGTAAGCAACATCACCATCAGCAAATGCAGTACCTGAAGCAACAGTTACAGCACCTGTAGAGGTGTTTACTGCAGAAATAACTGAACCTGAAGTTCTGTCATGTGCAGTTCCTGAAACATCGTATTGAGCTACAGCATCACCAACTTTAAAGTGTTTGGCGTAAGCAGCTGGAACTGTGAACGATGTAGCACCACCAGCAGAAGCAATGGATGCTGAACCTGCTAATAGTTCTTCGTTAATTTCTTTGATGTGGTCTAATTGAGCATTTTCATTCTCTAGAGCCAAAACATCTCCGACACCACCTTCTAGCTGTGCAGTAAAGACTGACTTTACTGAAGCACCGAATGTAGTTGAAACAATTCTAGGTAAACTAGAAACTGTTTGTATGTCGGAAACATCGACTGTAGGCAATGAGCCTGTCTCTGTTACCGGTCTAGAACGACCAGAACCTCTATCAGTCCTGACCCTCCAACCAGCAGTATTTCCCCAGACCACCCTTGGGATAGCATTAAAGAATCTGGTTTGGTTGTTTAGAGCCTGCCAGACTTTTCTGCCGTATGTTGTATTGAATATTCCTGTACTAGAGTCTACAGTAAAATAAGATTGTTTCTGAAGGTATTCTGGACCGAATACAGACTGATACAAACCTCTCTGCGACTGTGCAAGATATTCCGATAAACTTGGGTTAGCCATTTTAAATGTCTCCTAATTTGTTTGGTTTATATTTATTAATTACCCTAATAGTTCCCTAGGAATACCATCGGTATTTCCAGCTTCTATTTGAGTTTGCATTCTTCTTAACTCTGAGTAAGATAGACCTGCGAGTTGTTCTGCTGTGTCAGCACCTGCTGATTTTTGTAATACAGGTGTGTCATCAACTCCTAATCCTTTTGTAAGTTTTGGAGCTTGCAGACCAGTCTCTTCTCTGAATCCCATCTTTCTTAGTCTGGCTTCAGATTCAGCTGTAACAGCTTTCTGCATGTCAGTCTTAGTAGCAGCTAATGCTTTTTCCAAAGCAGCAACTTGCTTTTTCATGGATTTCATCTCATCGGACTCATCGTCTTCATCATCCATTCCTTTCTCTTCTATAGGCTCGTCAGCAGCTTCGTCTTCTGCATCATCCTGTTTGTAAGCCATTCCACCCTTCTCTTCTTCTTCATCTTCATCGCCATCTTTGTCGATTTCTTCTTCTTCTTCATCCTCATCCTGCTTTCGCATGGCTTGGATTGTGTTTTGCTGGTCTTCTATTTTTGTAGTCGGTGTGACTCCAGATTCAGAATCGTCAGCATTTTGTGGTGTTCCACCACTAGCTTTCGCTTTTCGTTCTTTACCATCAACATCAAGTCCAGCTTCTGAGCCTTCTTTCTTAATGTTAGCGATAACTTCGTTTGCGATTGATTTTACAAGGTCGGCTCTTGCAGCGGCTTGTGCATCAGCTTCATTAGCAGCAACTAGGTCTTGTTCTTCCTTTGCCAATCTTCCATCCATTTTTTGTAGGACTTCAGCTACAGCGGCTAGAGCAAGGTTAGTTCCTTCCATTTGCTTTTCAATCTTTTCAGATATGTCTGCCATGGGTTTTTCCCTCCTATATGGTTTTCCATTCTTTTGTTTTGTTCCACCAAAAGAGGTTGGTCTAAGCCACCTCCGACCTGTTTCTATAGAACATAATATAACGTTTATATTTAACGTTACTTCATTATACTAAATAAATATAATTTTCCTACAGAATTATAATATAATTTCTTAATTAATCCTGTAATGGATTTGTTGGGGTGCCTGTAGAATCTAATTGTAACATATCGTTACGATAATCATAGAGAGGAACTTGAATAAGTTTCTTGAGTTTATCACATTGATTCCCTTCTGGGAGTGATGCTTCTACTAAATCTAATACTTTCCCCACCATCTTTGAATGTTTTGCTATTATATATTCTTGTGTTGGTGTTACTTTCTTTATATCAACCATGTCTTACCTCCTAAGCAAGTCCTGTACTTATTGCTATTTTTTTAGGCAAGAGCTTTCGTTCATTCTTATCTAGCCTATTATATACTTTTTTGTATGCCCTTTGTATCCATTCATTTTTATTATAAGAACTAGGGTCATCCACATTTTTTGAGTACCAAGCTTCATTTCTTGTTGGTACTGGTTTCCATCCTTGTTTAAATGTTTTAGTGTGTGCCTTGACTTTTACCTTTCCCTTTGGAGTATTTCTCCAATGAGAAGGAACATTTTGTACATGGGGCTCTGTTAATGGAGTTAAAAACTTAGGGTTATAGACTGGAGCTGCATAATCTGTATCATACTTAATTATAAATCCATCATCCTTTTTTATAAGTGATACTGAATTTCTTAATTTACCACTCGCTACAGGAACAAGATTTTGGGCTTCAATTAACACCTCTTCTCCTATTTCCCAAAGCCATTCCTTTAAACCTTTTTCTATAGTGTCTTCTGTTTTTCCCATATATAAAAACCCCCTTGGGTTTATTATACTAACTTATTGCGGGTTTTATTAAATCTGCCCAAGTAGATGGGATGGTGTCAACGAATTCTCTTTTAGAATCATCATACTTATTTAAATAAATAATCTCTTTCCCCACAAATCCATATCTAGGATGCCAATAAGTAATTATTTGTTTTGGTTTAGATGCTGCATGTAATCTTTGTAAGGCAAACTCATCAGGACCTTTCATACAACCACAAATAAATAGTTCACCTGTTCCAATATCAACTTCATCAACTCTATGGAAGTGTCCAATCATCACACTATCAAAATCTACTTCTCCAAGTATATCTGTAGCATCTTCTAATTCAGCTTGTAAACTCTTTCTATATTGAAGAACTCCTCTTAGTTTAGATATTGCCCCGGTGATTGCCATACTACTTCCTGCACCAGAGATAGAATCTCCATGCATAATTAATATGTTTCGATTATAAACTGAGAAAACATTTATAAAACTCTTTGGAATATCGAATTCAATATTGTTTTGGTTCTTACAAAATGCCGCTAAGAATTGATATAGTAAATAATCCCAATCCATATACTTATCTTTCATAGGTGGCTTTCGAGTCATTCTTCCATGATTACCAACTACACAGGGAACGGTAATCTTTGTGAAATGTGGTGCTAATAACATTAAGGATTGAGCAATTAAGTTTGCACCCCTAATCATTTGTTCCATACAGTTTGCAATATTAGACCTAGCTAACTCTTCATGAATATCACCACTAATCATATCACCTAACATTGGAACTATTAGTTCATTAACAGGTGCAATTTGTCTTCGATACTCAACATGCTTTAATACTTGGTTTGACCACCCATAAAGTCTTTTATTAAATATTTCAAAACTATAATCATTAAGTCCTTTCATTTGTTCTTTATGGACTTGCTCTCCTATATGCGTATCAGTTAATGGGGAAATTACAATTTGTGCTTGATGTCCTTGTGGACTTGATGGATTAACATGTTTAATTGGAACTTTAGGAAGAGATTTAGTATGTTCTTTAATTGCATCAACAATAATTTCTTTTTTAGCATTATCTTTAAGAGATGCTTGATAAAGTTTTTTGTAAAAGTCTGCTTCACTTTTATAAGTGGCTACTTTTTTATCTAGTTTAACTCTTGTCTCTAGATTATCTTGAGGAGGCGAGAGTTCCTCGTTGGGGTCTAGAACCAAGGGTTCTTCTTTGTTGTGCCACTTTTGAATTGTGGTTCGATGAATGATTACTCCATGAACCTTTTCTAACCATTTCGCTATAGATGTCCAAGTCGCTCCCAAGGCTCTTCTTCTTTTTATCTCTAATTTTACCTTCTCTGGAATCATATCTTCTCCTGACTGTTAAAACTATGGTTTTCCCACACATGAAACAATGTAAGTCCTTGTCTTCGTTTATGTTCATATGCCCAGTACATTTAGGGCATAATGTATTCATACTATCATATTTAATAGACATATTCAACAATTTATCCTATTAACTTATTATATAAATCTTTTCCTATAAATTTTTTAAAGGGTGATTCTTTCTCTTTAGGCAACTCATCCTCATCAATTTCTCCTTGTTCTTTATCTTTATCCCCACCTTGATGTAAGTCATCTTGTGCGGGACCAGATTCCCAACCAGCTAATTGAATTTCTAATCCTGCTGGTGCTGCTTCGGATGCATCCCCTTGTTCGTCTTTATCATTATGTTTAATATCATCTTTATCATCTAATGCTCTGATTTTTTGTTCCATATCTTTTTGTTCAATATCAGCTTGTTCATCAGGGTCGGCATCGAATTCAACAGGGTTTTGCACTTGGTCATTCATAGAAGTACTAGATGTTTGTTGTCTAAATTTAACATCATCCTTACGAAGTTCTTTAGTTACCCATTGAAGTAAGTCTACAAAAAACTTGTTGTTTTTTGCTTTTGCCATTTTTCGTTCAGGTGAATTATCTGTAATGAAATCGGCAAGTCTTCCAATACCACTTTTTCTCTTCTTTTCTGGTTTTCTCTTATTATCTCCATAAGTTGGGGTAAATATTCCGGAGTTGGATGAGGTAAATACAGTACCCCCACTATCACCAAAAGACCCGCTAGTTCCAGCACCACCCCCACCATCTCCTTCTTTACGAAGTTTCTTTTCCTTTTTATAGGTGTCATCTTGCCCTCTAGGGTTAGTTATCCAAGCCTTGTTTAATTTATTCTTCTTCATCTATATTTAGTTCGGTTGGTTGTTTAGCTTTAGGATTCTTTTGTTGTGTTCTACTAAATCTAGTTGGGTCACCAAAGATTGCCTTTTCTACATTGGTAATTCCTGTAGGACTTAAATCAGCAACATAATCAACTCCACTTTGCTCAAACCACATTTGGCTCATATCTGGGGTTACTTCTTTAATTAAAGGAGAACTAAATCCTTTTTCTAAAAGACTTTCAACCCAAGTTTTAGATAAAGTTAATTCATTCTTAGACCTTGCCTCAGCATATTTATCTATATCTCGTTCTTCGTCAGGTGTTTTATCGTGCCAATCTGGAGTCTTTCCTCCTGTCCTACCTTTAAACTTTCGTTGTGAAGGTGGAATATGTGCATTTTGAATTACGTCTGGTTCACCTAATTCTTCAACTCCTAATCCTTCTTCTTCACCCTCTTCTCCTTGAGCCTGTTGTTGTTGCTCCATTTCTTGTTGTTGAGCTGCTTGTTCCATTTGGTCTTTCTGTTGTTGTATACCCATAGCCATTTGTTCTGCTTGCATTTGTGCAGTTGGTACGGGTTCTCCACTAATCATAAAGTCAGCATCCCAAAGGGGAACATCTTGTTCTTTTAATTTTACATCAAAACCTAATCCAGCAAACTGATTTGCAATCTGTATTTTTTGTTGTGCAAATGTTAATCTAGTATTCTCTGCCTTTTCTTCAGGTTGTGGTAATAGTATTTCATAATCGGTTACACCAAAAGCATCCAATAGTTGTGGGAATACTTTCTCATGCATTAATCGTTGGTCACCTTCAACCACACGACTCATAACAACTAGTTGTTGAGTTTGAGAAGACATACCCCCAAACGCTTCTGGAGCTCCTTGCCATGCTGGAGTAACACCCCACATTGAGGCAACTCTTTCTCTAATTTCATCCTTAACAGGAAGATAATCCATTTCATTTAAACTGTGAAATAGTCTTACCATGTCTACTCTACCTCTTTGGTTTCTAGCAGAAACTGCTACCATAGGTATATAGTTAGGGTCTAATCTTGTTTGTGCGGCAATATGTTCTCTTTCTCTACGTAATGACTCTGGGTCATCTGTGGTTACCATTAACATACTGGCGGGCATTTTTCTCTCGTAGAAATATCTATATAGGTTTTTATCCATACCAACCAAAGTTAATGCTTTTTCAAAGATTGTTAAAATTGGTGACCATCCATAAGTTTCTGATGGTGAGAATTTACTTAAGTGAATAATTTCTTTATCAGAGAAATACATGTGTTTACTTCTATGATAATACTTATACATCGCAGGGTGAAGGTCTACATTACAATCATCCTTCACACACTTACCTTGGGTATCTTGGACTATCTCTCTATGAATAGGACAAATGTAATGAGCATTCTTTGGTAATCCAGCTTGGTCTAAATCAAATTCCACTAGTGCTGGATTTATTCGTCTAATTTCTTGAAGTCTTGAAGATACAGTTCCATCGCCATTATCTTTATATTCTTTCGCCATATATAAAAACCCATCATCTAATGTGTTCACATCATAATGAAATTGTCGAAGGACTTCTTCTAGAGACTGGTCAAAAACATTACAGTCTTTAATCCAATTTGTAACTAATTCTTTTTGTTCTTTCTTAGGATTTTCTATTTTAGGAACAATTGTTATACCTCTCCTAAAAACTTCTCCTGTAATATGAGAAACAGGACCTCTAATTTCCTCGACTGACATTGAGACAGTTTGTAAATCTTGCACCAATTGTTGGCGATAAGCCATTTGATGTCTTACCCATGTATTTACTATTTGGTCTAAACCAATAGTTTGGGCTTTACCCACATCCCCAGCAGATTTCATTACATCTAGTAGACTTATTTGTTTATTCAAATCAGCCATTTGTTGCTGCATTTGAGGAACTTGAGGTATATATTCAGATAATTTCATTCTTAATCCCTACTTAGTTTAGTCATATCCTGCATGGATACTAACTTTAATATATTATCCATTGCTTTTTCTTTTAACTCATAATCTTCTGAATGAGTGACATCTCTAGTAATTTCAGATTTTTCTTCTTTTAGTTTTAATATTTTCTCATTCAAGGATTGTATCTCTTGGTCTTTGTCTAAAATTATTGATTCAAGCTCAGCTTCACCTGTTCCAAAAGAAGCATTTTCTAATACCCCTAAACTACCAGCTGTTTTTATTAAAGCTATGAATTCTCCTTCTGATAATATTTTGACAGCAGTGCTATCATCAGGGATATCATCATCGGCATTAAGCATTTTTAAATCTTGATGCCAAGTATCTAATATTCTCCAAGTACCATTATCGTCTTTGTTTGCTACGTATTGCTGTCCTGAATCAGAAAGCATATTTCCTATTGTCATAAAATGACTCCTTTTCTTCTTCTATATTTATATTATACTAAACTTTTTATAATTACCTATGCAATTATACATTTACTAGAACCACAATTTTTGCATGTTTCACATCCACCTTCATTTATAATGTGGGGAGAAGTACAACATAAGTCTTGATTTTTTAATATTTTTTCTTCAATAGAAAAACCATCCATAACTAATTGTTTATCTTCTTTAGCATTACCTTTAACTAAGACTTCCACTTCTCTTGACCCCGCTCTATAAACTGTAATTCCTTTACATCTTTTTTTCCATGCTAACATATATGCATTTTCAACATCTTCTATAGTAGCAGAGTTTGCAAAGTTAATTGTTTTTGAAATTCCTGAATCACAATTCTCTTGGAAGGAAGCTTGCATTAATACATGAGCCTCTGGACTAATTGAAGGTGCAGTTCTATATACATCTTTCGCCCAATCTGGAACTTGAGGAACAGTACTTAAGTCACCACCCTCTGCTAAGTAATCCATTAAATCTTCTGAATAAAAACCATATTCTTTAGCATCAGCCTCAAAATATTTGTTTACATAATTTAAAGTTTTACCTTCTAATATGTTTTGTTTCTTCCAAGCTAATGCAAATGTTGGTTCAACACCACTAGACGTATCAGCAATCATAGAAATAGTTCCTGTTGGTGCAACTGTTAATCTACAATGATTTCTAAATTTTTGATTGTCTACCTTATAGTAATCACTTTTTTCCCACGCAGGAAATGTTCCTCTTTCCATTGCAAGATGTTTAGATTCAGAATCGGACCAAGTTTGTATATTTCCCATAATAAGTTTACCAATCTTTCTTGCTTCTTCAGAATCATATGGAATCTTTAATTGAATTAATAAGTCAGCAAACCCCATAACTCCCAAACCAATCTTTCGAGTTGCTTTTGTCATCTCTTCAATTTCAGGAGTTGCATAATAGTTTGCATCAATAACATTATCTAAGAATCTAGTAGCCTTTCTAGTAACCCATTCTAATCTTGCCCAATCAATTTTCTTAAACCATTCACCATCAAAGTTATTCATATCTGATTCACTTCTATAAAATTTAGCAAGGTTAACTGAACCTAAGTTACAAGATTCATTTGGTAACAAAGGTTGTTCTCCACATGGATTTGTAGCAATCATGTGTCCATATTCTTGGATAACATGGTTATCTTCATTTACTCTATCTAGAAATATCATTCCCGGTTCACCATTTCTCCACGCACCCTCAACAATTTTATTAAAAACCTCTCGTGCATTTACCTTTTTAACGAGTGATAAATCTTTAGGGTTGATTAAACCATACTCCATATTATTTTCAACTGCTTTCATAAAATTAGAATCAACCCCAACTGAAATATTAAAATTATGTATATCTCCTTCAATGGATTTACATGATATAAACTCTAGTATATCTGGGTGATATATTGACATAACAGCCATATTGGCTCCATCCCTCTTACCTCCTTGTGTTATCATAGAAGATACTCTTGATAACGTCTTTAGAACTTCAATAGGACCACAAGCTATACCATGTGTTGACCTTATTCTATCTCCTCTTGGTCTAACATTAGATAAGGCAAACCCTGTACCCCCTCCGAATTTTTGAACCATCGCTGTGTCAGTAGCTGCTTTCATTATTCCTTCCATACTATCTTCTAGTGGAAGCACAAAACATGCTGATAAAGTTCCTTGTTCTGTTCCTGCATTCATTAGTGTTGGAGAGTTTGGAATGAATTCTAACTTTGACATCATTACAAAGAAATCATTTTCTTCTAAAGTAGCCTCAACAGGAAGTTTTCCATAATCTAATTCTATTTTTGCGATTGCTTTTGCAACTCTTCTAAATAGTCCATTAGGGTCTTCAATTACTTTATTATCCGAGTCTTTTAAAAAATATCTATGCTCTAAAATTACTTGGGCTTGGTCTGAAATTTGTGTTGTTTTACTTGAAAAATTGACTAACGTCATCTAGGGTTCCCTCCTCGGTTTTAAAAAATTTATTACTTTATTGTCTATATCCACAATAGAGGCATAAACCTCTTTCAGGAACCCAGAAATTTGAGTTACAAACTGTTTCAGCACATTGTGGATTCGGTGCTGAACTAGCCTTCTCCAAAGGATTAACAGGCTCCATCCCTAAAGGATTAATAGAGGATTCTCCCTCCTTTGTTGACCCCTTTGTTTCATCAAGCATTTCTTGTTTGCTTTCAGGGGTTTCGCCCGGACTGATAGCATTAAACCAATCTGTTGCACTACCCAAGTCAACGAACTTATAGGCAGTATCGTGTACAGCTTGAAGAGCCATAGCGATTGAGAAAAAGGCATCCCCATGTCCCATAGGTGTGTTGGGTGCCTTTAAATCATTGCTCACAGACAAGATTTGTTGCTTCTGTCTTTCATCCTTTATTATAGATAGTATACCTGAATGAACAAAGTTTTCAAGCACTCCAGCCATAGTATTTTTAGATTTTCTTGTAAAAGTCATAGGTCTCCATCTAGTGTCCAAACCTCTATCCTCTAATTCTCCACGAGTGTTGTCAATATATCCTGAAGTTAAATTAAAATTATCGGCTACTTCATTCAAATATTCTATCTGGTCAGAGTAATTCCACCCCTCTAAAAAGGATTGATGAACCTGTTCTATCTTGTCCCCTCGTTTTCTAAAAATAACTAAATGAGATGGGTGTCTTTTCTTGCCCACATCAAACCCTCCAAACATTTGGTCACCACTTTCCCAGTCTGAAAACTCCTTAGTTGCAGGAGCAGACCTTAAATTTTCATCTTCACATTTTGAAATGTCTTCTTCATTAAAATAGGATACAGTAGCAAAGTGAGGTACAAGCATAAACTCTGAGGCAAACGATTTTGGTCTTGCTTTTTGTTGTGCTAATAAATATTCTTCACTCATTATCTCAGGTGCTAATACCCTTCGCCCCGGAACAGGGTCTAATGCTGGAAGAACCCTAGACTTGAATCTAGCATCATCTTGTAGTTTGGCTAACAAATCTCCGGGCATCATAGGTGTTCCCACCACAATTACAGGAGCTTCTTTTAAAGGTATGAACATTGATTCTGTCATGAAGTGGTCTTCTACTTTAGTTATCTGCCCCATGTTCAATGGGTTCTCTGGGTCTCTCAATACATCATCAGCAACCAAGGCTCCATTAACATGCATTCCTCTTTTGAAAGAAAACAGTCCACCATGCATAATCTCCATAGGTTTATTGTTTTTATAAAATCTAGCAGAAAAATCTGCTTTGGGGTTTCGATTGATAAGTAATTCTGGGATAATTGGATTCCTACTAACAACCTTATTTATCTCCGCAATATGATATTTAGCCATACCATCACTATAAGATAGATATAATACAGCCATATCTCTAGGAGCCTTCAACAATCTCCAAACACTAAAGGCATGTCCTAATATTGTAGACTTGAAATGCCCTCTAGGTAATACTGCCACATAATTTAAACCTTCTGCTAAACATTCTTCAATGTCCTCAGCTAAAAGACTTACATGCCATGCTTTAAAGTACTCAGGATTATCATAAGAGTATGCCCATATATTTTCAATGAATTCTCTAAAGGTTCCTACTTCATATCTCTTTTGTTCTTGAAGCCCCCCAGCAAGTACGTCAAATGCTTTGCCTATAGATACAATGTCTTTGTTTGCCACTTATTTTATATCCTCTGAATTTTGTACTAATGTTTTTAATTTTATTGCTATTTTTTGTAAGGTATCTTGATTCTCTATTTCTTCAACTAAAATATTTAAAACATCTTGTACAAATTGAAGATTAATCATTCCTTGAAGAACTTCTCTTTGACCTTTAACACCGATATCTACAGCTCTCGCTGCATCTAATGCTCTATCAAAATGAAGCTCTGTAATTTCTCGTGTTGCTTTATTAGCAATAGATGTATAACTATCTAATTGTTCTGCTTGTAATCTCGCAAACCTTTGGGCTTCTGTTTCTGCAATCTCTTGTTTTTTCTCAGCAATTGCAACAGACTTTTGTTCTGCCCACTTTTCCTTTTTCGCCCATGCATAAATAGTAGGTGGTTTAACTACTACACCATCTATAGATACTTGTTCAGCTATTTCTTTAGCAGTTAAATCTCCTCTTAGAAATAACTTCATAGCTTCTAATTTTACATTATCAGGAATATATTTAGGCATCGGTTTACTCGTATATATTATTTGAATCCAGCGCACCATATCCTTCATCTGACACATGTTGCGAATCTATATTTCCACCCAAGGCACTTCCATCAGGGTTTAAAAATTTAGTAAAGTCAACTTTACCGGCACTCTTAGTAGATGATGTGAAACAATGAGGTACTTTAATTTTAGTTCTACTAGCAGTGATTACTTCTTCATATTTAATAGCAATCTCATTTCTAGTACAAATACCTTCCCAAATATGGTCTTGTTCATTTATAGGTTGATACCTTAAATTCTTTAAGATTGTACTTGAAGTTCTTTGGAGTCCTTTTATTTCTTGATAGTTTTTACATTTAGCATATTTACACCAAACAACTACTCCATGTTTCTTTTTTATATCTTCAAGAGTAGGTAACTTCTTAGGAAATTTGTCTTTATACTCTTTCTTTTTCTTTTCCTTCTTCCCCGGAAAAGCCATCTGAAATCCTCTAACTACTTTAGTTAATCCTCCAGCTCCTATCATCTAGACCTCCTTTTGTTCCATAATGCTATACATGCTGCATCAGCATAATCTTGTTCAGGGAATTTATCTCCCCACTTATCTATTGCACAATTCTTAATATCTTCTTTCTTTGCATTACCCTTACCAATAATTTCTTTCTTCCAACTTCGATTATCTATAATTGAAGTAGGAATACCTTCTTTTAATAAAAATGCCCATACAGCCCCAACAACATTTGCTATTGCTATTGTAGTTTTAGGATTCTGTATAAAAATAGCTGCTTCAATGGCAGCAGAATCTATTATATCTATTGTACTTAATTCTTCTGAAAATTCTTTGGTCATGATAGGGAATCTTAAATCAAAACTTTTTTCTTTACTAGACCATTTATCTAAAGACAATAACCTCTCTTTGTCATCTATTAAAGCCCCATGAATAGCTAAACTAGAACAATCTAATCCTAAAAATTTCTTCATTGTTGTGTTGTTCCATACGTTCTTAACGCAACTATTCTACTAACTGTATTATAAGCAGTAGAATAAGTATTAAGCAATCCTTGAGTTTTTTTCATTAATGCTTGTTGTTCAATTAATTCTCTTTTTAAATCTTTTAGTGAAGAGTGTCGAGTAAGTATTTCTCCCCTTAATTCTTCACGAGTTGGTTTTTTCTTCTCTAATTCATTATACTCACTAGTTACTTTAAATAGAGCTGTGTTATAACCTTCTGTGAAGGCAGCTTCAAATGCCCCTACTGTAGCTTCAATAGTAGATACCTTAGTTTCAAGATATCCTTTATAGCCACCATATAGAACTAAAAAGTCTTCTAATTGTTTATTATCATAATTCATTAATTTAGAGAAATCTAAGTCGGGTCTTTCATCTAAATCAACTTTAAAATTAGGTAACCCTAAGTGTTCGATTTCTTTTTGAGCTTTTCCTAATGCTTTCATAGGAGTCCACTTTGTTTCTCTCTGTTGCACTTTACACCTTCACTAAAGAATTACTAATATGTGGTTCAATATAATTAATAATTTCCATCACTTTAGTTAAATCAAACTTACCATTTGAACGTATACCTGTCTCCATGTCAATCCAATTAATAATTTTGTCTCTCTTATCCCACACTTCAACTGCCTGTGGTAAGGTATTAATGTTTAATCCCCCGGAGTAACCATATTTTCGGTCTCCAAAGTCTAACCAACTATTTTGGAAAATTCCAGCCCCACTAGAAAAATCTTGGAAAACTGCTATATTTGGCAAGTCAAGATTATACATAAAGTGATTTCCTTCATCAACTTGTAAGATAAACTCAATATGAGAGTTTCTTTTCATCTCATTAATAAACTCATCATTAATTTTATATTTTATTCCATGTGTATTTATTTGAGCTCTTGAAAAAATCTCAGGAATACTTTGTTCCTTCATAATTTGCTCTAATGATAATCCTTCAGTTACAAGTTGATATACCATTGGTTCACATAAATGCATCGAAAGATTCATTGTAGGTAAAGTCTTTTTTATTTTTTCTAATTCTGATATCCAATTAAAATTAGGAAATCTACTAAACCCTTCCATTCCACTAGGGAATAGAATACCCCACTCTACCCAAGGGTAAGCCTCTGAAATCTTTGCTAATTCAACAGGATGAACTGAATTATCAGCTCCTGTAAATGTTACTCGTTCTATCATTATTCTTCTCCTATCTTTCTACAATCACACCAAGTTTCGCCTGAACACTCTTCTGGTCTTGTTAACATATCTTGTATTCTAAAACAACGTTTTAATATATTATCCCATTCTATCACATCTCGTTCTATAATAAAACCCTTTAACCTTTGGTCGTCTTTACATTCATATAGAACCGTTCCTCTTTCATAATTACCCATATTTAAATACATTTGTAATTGTAGTGCATGTTCAGGTTTAGCATTTTTCAACTTTGTAAAGTTTAATTTGTTAATTGATTTTAACTCTACGGCAATAACACCTAAGTCATAATGATTAATGATAAAGTCTATTCGCCCTGAAATTGGTGGTATATCGGTCTTTAGAGGCACTTCTCTACCTCTAAGTATACCTAACCCATCAAACCAGTTAGCAACCCTATCTTCTAGAGAACTACCACATTGGAATATTCTTTGAAGAAGAGCTGGAAGTGGTTTGGCTTCTAGTTTACCATTATAAGCTAACCATAAATATCTATCACAAGGATTACCTAATGATGAAGGATAGAATACACCAGCTCGTGGTGGAGTCATTGTTCCAGTAAGATGCTCCTCAAGAATATCTGTTAACCAAATATCTTGTTTTCCTACAGGTGTAATTTTTGTATTGGGTTTTACTTGTTGAATTCCTGCCATAATTTTTCCTTTATCTCTTTTAATGTTTTTTCTTTAATATGTACTATGTGAGTAATATTTTTATTTTTTAATAAATACTCATCTCTTTTTTTATCCTTTTTTTGAAGGTGACCATAAATTCCATCAGCCTCAATAACCATCTCTACTTCAGCTACAAAAAAATCTACTATGTATGGAAAAAATTCCAACTGTTGTTCATAACGTATACCAAACTCATCTAAACATTCAGCAATTAAATTTTCTTGTTTCGTAAAATCTCTAGGTGGTAAGTTCATCTTTTAGGTTCTGAAAATCATCAGGATTTTCTGTAAAGTATTCTTTAATACTATTTAATCCCATTACTTTAGTTTCTCCATAAGTATACCAAGCCCCTGCTTGAGTAATCATCTTTTGAGCAATACCTTCTCTTATATAACTTTCTAGAATATCTATTCCACCATCTACCCTAAAAGGAACTATAGCAGATTTCCAATTTTCTCCACCTACTTTAGTCTTTCGTAGTCTGATTTCCATATCAAATCCTACGTTTTGTTCTGTTTTACCTTGTTTTTCTTTTATCCACCCAGCCCTTCTAACTTGCATTAAAAAGTGTGCAAAGAATGATTGTGCTACTCCACCGGGCATGTTGTCCAATGCAACAGGACCTAAACTTTGTCTTACTTGATTAATTGCTACGAAAGCTGAACCCTTACCTAAATGTGCTAATAACTTTGGTAAAGCACTATTAACAAATCTAGCTTGCCAAGCCATAGGATTATATCCGAATTCTTCTTCTTGTACTACTGAAGGAACTAACCCCGCAATACTATCTAATATGATTATATCAATTCCTGCATTCATTAATTCTCTTATAGTATTTAAAGCATCTTCACCATTAGTAGGTTGAGACACTAGTATACTAGATGTATCTATTCCACACTTAGCCATCCACTTAGAATCCCATGATAACTCTGTATCAATCCATGCGGCATTTCCCCCATCTTTTTGTACATTTACCACAACTTGTGATGCTAAGTAAGACTTACCAACATTTGTTGGACCATATATTAAGGTGAATCTTTTCTTTGGAATCCCTCCACCTGTAAGTTGGTCAAGGGCTGGAATATTAAATGGTATCCTTCCATAGTTAAATGTATCACTATCACCTAGTTCTAAATTTAAATTCTTATCTTTTAACAATTGTTGTATTGCTTCTTCTGCATTATCTTTCATAATTACTCCATTTCTTTTTGTTGTTTAAGTGCATTGCTTCTGCCCATGCGAATAGAACAGCAGCGGTTTGTACAAGTTCAATGAATAGTTTGTTATCATCTTGTTCTTGAATTCTTCTAGAAATATCTCCCATATGTTTAGTAGTTAAAACGTTCCAAAAGTTATTGGCATGGTTTTGTACTCCATAAACTTTTTCTTGTCTCTCACGTTCTGCTACAACAGCCTCTAAGACAACTAGTCTACTTGGACTATCAGGCATTATTTCTTTTCTCCTTCTGGGTTAGCGTCTAAAACTTCTTCTACAGCGGCATCAACTTTTGCATCTAGTACTTTGTGAATCTCTGTAATAGTAATACTAGCGTCTTCTAATTGTGGTGCAGTAGGTAAGTTTGTATCTACTTTAGCTATTTCGATATCTATTCTTGCAAATTGCATGTTGTTTATTGGACCTACTCTAAAGGTATATCCTTTTTTATAACTAATTTCTGGCATTCTTTGTCTCCTCTAATTTAATCATTTATTTTCCTTGTCGTTTTTGTATACCATAAAAACCTAAAATCTTGTTATTACTAAGTCTTTTGTCATGCCCTATATGATACCCCCTATGACCAGAACAATAATAATGGTTTATACTTGAAAATAAGACATTGTTTCTGTAGGCAGAGGCTGCTTGTAAGGCACCACTTTTATTATATATTCTTTTGGTATTACAGTTTAGTTTCATTTTCTTCTAACTTTGAAATAGGTAAGTTCCACATATCTACTAACGTAGTAAAATTATTGGACTTATCTACATCTCCTTTATTCCATTTAGTTGCCTCTTTAAAATACTCTTTTGCATCCTTACTTCCCAAATACCACACATTTTTTAGGTCTTTATAAGCCGTCTGACCATTTGGTTTTTTTATAGCCTCACCAAACTCTAAGCTTATAAAAGCATATTTGTCGGGATTCTGGTGAGTACTAGTGTTCGCTACTGAAACATCATAATTTTGTCGAGGAGCCACTGTCCTTCTTTTAGTCTTTACTTCAACTTTTTCATTATTTAACACCACATCATAATCTTTCCCCCCAACGACTGCTGCCCCTGTATAAGCACAAAAAGCTTCTTCTCCTAAAAACCCTGCTAAGTTTCCTGTCCCTTTTGTTATAGAGTTTTTTATAGCCCCCATTTGAGTAGCTCGAACCTTAGCTCTGTCTATCATGTCTGGTGTGTGAGGAATTACAATCATTTTTTCTCCTTATCTTCAAAATGCAATAGTAACATTGCATAATGTATTATTTTTAATAAATCTTTTCGTGGAGTACCTTTCTTATCATATCGAGCTGCATACTTTAAAATGTTGCCTCTACAGAATGATTTAGCATCTCCACATGCCTCAATGAAATCTAAGGTTTGGACATCCCCTTCACTATAATGTTGCCCATAAGTATTTTTTACATACTCCTCAATCTCATCTAAAATTTCCCATTCACCATACTTCATATTATTCATTATATATTGCATCCATTATTTTTTCAACTACATTTACTGTTACTGCATTACCTAAAGTTTTATATCTTTGGGTATCTGATACTCCTTCAGTCCAACCATCTGGGAATCCTTGGAGCCGCTCGTACTCCGTAGGTGTGAGTCTTCTAATTCTGAAGTATGGGTTCTTTTTAAGTAAATAATGTTCCTTATCTCGTACTGATGTAGTTAAAGTACCAACTAAGTTATCTGTTCTAGGTTCATATTGTTTACCGTTCCAAGGGGTATAATCTTTATCTTTTCTTTCCTTCCTTATCTTCTTGGCTTCATCGGTTCTTTTTTCTGTTAGCATTGTGTAAATACCACTTAATGAATATGATGTGTTTAAGGTATTTGATAAACCATTTTCAGATTTATAGATTCTTTGACCTTGTGGTTTGTTTCTTGTTAATTCAAATAACACTCCATGTGTATCTGTTGCTGTTAGAGTATGACTTGGTGCATTATTTTTTTTAAATCTTGTTCCATTCTGTTTCTTATTTATTCTTTGAGTATCTTGAACAGAATAAACATTTACTATTTCGTCTCTAGTAATTGTTGAGCCTTCTCCTGTGATAGGAAATATTTTTCGTCCACACTCTCCTCTAAGATGTCCGACAATATAGACCCGTTCTCTGTTTTGGGGAACTCCGAAGTCTTTGCTGTTAAGTACCTGCCATTCAACATCGTACCCCATGTCGGAGAGAACTTTAAGTATCGTATGGAAAGTTTGTCCAGATTCATGAGATAGTAAACCTTTAACGTTTTCAAGTACCAAATGTCTGGGTCTTTTTTCGGAACAAATCCTTGCGATGTCAAAAAAGAGTGTTCCTCTTGTATCGTCAAATCCTCTCCGCTTTCCAGCCACGCTGAATGCTTGGCAAGGAAATCCTGCACAAAGTAATTCAAATTCTGGGAGTTCATCTCCCATAATGTTAGTTGCATCTCCATAATTCTTAACTCCTTTAATTCTTTCTTCAAATATTTGTATAGCATATTTATTTATTTCAGAATATCCTACTAGTTCAGCATCCATTGTTGATTGTTGAATACCTAATTCAAACCCACCTATTCCTGAAAACATTGAAAATACTTTTACCAATCTATAAACTCCTTGTCTGTTGTGGGTAGATTATCCCAATCAATCCAATCTTCAATAGCAGCTGGGTTTAAATCTTTCTTACTTGCCCAAGATGGTGAACACATTTCCATATCAACTACTAGAGGAATATTTAAACTATTAGTTTGTAATAAATCTCTAATTTCATATGGAACTGAATCTAATTCAGTATTATGTATTTCACATATAATTTCATCATGTACTTGTAGAAGTATATTACTTTTCTTAGATTCTAAATATTTATCTACTTCTAACATTCTTTCAGATAACAAATCAGCACTAGTACCTTGAACTAAATAGTTAACACCCTTATATGCAAAGTCTTTATTAATTAGGTATTTTCTACCATATCTATTCTTTATCCATCCTCGACTTTCAACAGTCTGAACCACTTTATCAAAAAAATCTTTTGAACCTTTCATACCTTCAAAGTATTGTTTTTTATATTTCCCAGCTTCTTTAGGTGTAGTTCCTAATTGTTGGGAAAGTTTTTTATTACCAATACCATAAATAGTTCCAAAGGTTATTGCCTTTGCCATTTGTCTATAGAATTTATATTGTTCATCATCTTCGTTTATATTGAAAGCTAACTTTGCAGCCTCTCCATGAAAATCTACATCATCTTTATTTAGAATTGCATTAATTATTTCATTTCTAAAATAAGACATAAATACCCTAACTTCCATTTGTTGATAATCAAATCCAACTAGTGTGTAATTATGTCGAGGAATAAACAATCGTCTAATAGCTATTTGGGTTTTATCATTATCATCATAAGATTCATCACCTATAAATGACCATGTACCTAATACATCATTAGATAATTCGTCTTCCATAATAATACCTTTTTGTCCTACTATTGCGGCAATCTTATCCTTCATACCTTGAACACCTTTATCGTCTAGTAAAGGTTCAACTAATTTAAAATGGTTTCTAGGGATATTTTGTAGGTTAGGTTCTCTACTAGATAGTCTACCTGTAGCAGTTCCCCAATTACAGAAATTAGTATGCATTGTATCTACTTCAAGATACGGGTCTATATAAGTAGACCTAAGTTTATCAATTGTCCTATATTGACGTATAAGACCTGCTATTCGATGATTAATATTGATTAGTGCTGCCTCATTCCATGAATCTTGCCCCTTTGGTGTCTTTATTGGAGATTCAATACCCATGTTATTAAAAATCTCACCTATTTGTTTAGGACTAGAGATATTAAACTCTTGCCCCGCCAAAGTATGGATTTCTTGTTGAACATTTTCTAATCTAGATATAATGGAGTCCTTAGTAGTTTTAGCATATTGTTTATCTATACTTATCCCTCTTTGTTCCATCTTGTACAATACTTTAGTTAAATCGCATTCTAAGTCAAATATTTTAAGTTGTTGAGTTTTCTGTATCTTTTTTAAATAATCTGTATATATTCTTGCAGTTAAAAGCACATCTTTTTTACAATAATCACCCAACATCTCTGGAGGTGCTAATGAAAAATCTTTGTACCATTTATTTGATTTTAATAGTTTCTTTGTTTCAATATCATATGCAACTGCCTCTTCCCCATAGTTTCGTTTACCTGTAGGTGTAAGGGCAAGTTCTTTAGTATCACTATGTTCAATCAATCTCACCATAACAATAACATCGATTAACTTCTTACTAAGAACCTCTAATCCCTCTTTTTCTAAGAAATGTAAGTCAAATTTAATATTATAACCAATATAGTTTTTTACCAATTGGTTTAAAACAGAGATTAATTCCTCTACCAAACCCCAATCAAGATTTTCTCCTTGATGGTGTCTTATAGGATAATATTGAGATAAACCTTTGTGATTAGGTTCTCCTAATCCTATCCCACAAATTTGATTATAACCAAACGAATCTAACCCATTAGTTTCTACATCAACTACTATTGTTGGGTCTACCTCAAGAACTTGTTTTAATTTATTTAGTTCCTCTTGAAAGGTTTTGTTGGTTATTATTGACATCATGTACGTCTACTTTTATTTGTGCTTTGTTTAATATTTCTGTGGCTAAAGATTGATTGTATTGAATATTTGCAACGATTCTTTTAACTTTACTATTAGCTATCATCTTAGCACAAGGAATACATGGTGTAACTGTTAAATATGCAGTTAGAATGTCATTTGACCTTAATTGAAGGAATGCGTTTTGTTCAGCATGTACAGCTAAACATTTCTCCAAATCTTCTCCTGAATTAGATGTTGCACCTTCGCAAGGTACATCTAAACAATGTGGAAATTGTGTTGGTACACCATTATAACCTGTCGCCACAACATGGTTATTAGAATCTACCAACACACATCCAACTCTTCGTCTTCTACATGTAGACCTTTTGCCTACAAGTATAGCCATTTCTAGAAAATAATCGTCTACTTCTAGTCTAGAATAATTCTTCATCACCCAATGCACTATTCTCGGTTTCAACATTAGGTGCATTGAACTTACCATATCTTTCTAAAAAGTAAGATTTAATTGCTGGTAAGTCTTTAATTTCCTTTTGTCTATCTTCAGGAATTACATCGGTTTTAGGGGTTGCAACAATTTGATACGAAGTATCATACATACCAGTTCCTGTTCTTTTGAATCGGATTACACCTTTATTCAAGGAACCCCAATCACTATAACAATCTACTAACTGATTCCATGTAGCATCTCTCATACCGAAACCTAATGAAACGATTCTAAAATCATTTACATCTTCTCGATACATTTTCTTGCCACTAGGACCTTCTATTTCTACCCAATCATCTACTTTCTTTGAAGTATGTATTATATGGTATATATAAACCCAAAGAGCAAATTTGTGTTGTAGAATGGCATCTTCTGGTACCCCTGATGTATCCACACCCTCAGCCTTAATTACATTTGTCCAATTACTACCACCAAAATTATTCTGGACTTGAAATGTATACAAATTAATGTCATCAAGATGTCCGGTGGTATCGTTGTCCTTTCCTGTAGCAATAGATGTAGCAAAAATTTGGTCACCATCTTTTAACCAAACCTCTTTACCTCGGTCTTCAGGATTAGATGCTGGACCTCTAACTTCTTCTCTTCCTTTTGAAATTCTAGATATTCCACTCATAATGAATTTTCTCCTTATTTAAAAAATTGTTTTATTATTTGTAATTACGTTATTTAGTACTTTAATGTCTTGTATTTCTTGAACATCTTTGTATTTTTTAGGTAACTGTAAATATGATAACATGAAACGCTTAGACATGTCAACTGTAGCTTTTGATATTCCTTTTTGCCCAGCCTCATCATTATCTAATGCTAAGACTACTTCGTCTGGATGTAAAGAACTTATTAAATCCATTTGTGTTGGGGATATTGATGCCCCTAAAATAGCGACTGCAGAATATCCATTTTGTTGTAACCACATACAATCTAATGCACCTTCAACTACAAATAAAGTTTCAGCACTATAAATTTGATTTATTCCAAACAAACTATGAGACTTTGCAAACCCATATGAAAATAAATATTTAGGTATTGCAGCCCTTCTTCGGTTAATCCAACCTAGAATTTCATCTTTGGTATTTTCAACCGGAATTAAAAAATCATCATAATTATTTGACTTACATCCCCATTGAGCAACACAATCCCTTGAAAACCCTCGTTTGTATATCCAATGATTAGTTGGTACGTCTTTTAAATTCTCTGGTTCTTTAACAGGTTTATCTTCTAAATCTTCTACTTTTATTTCATCTTCAAAAAGACTCAAATCTAATTCCCAAGTCTTTTCTTCTAATTCAGTATCAAGTTCTTTCCATGGTTTGCCTGTATATTTGTAGATAAAGTATTTTAAGCTACCTTGCCCACAACCTGCAAAACATATCCAAACACCCTTATCAAGATTAATTGAGCAACTTTGTCTCCCATCCTCGTGAAAAGGGCAATGGATAATAAACTGATTAGTATTTGGAACATCTATCCCATAATCAGTCAAGACTGAAAACCAATCTACCATTATTGGTATCGGTCTTTCTTGTCTTTTCTTAGAAATACAACAATCTCATTCTTATTACCATTGGTGTCATATACATATCCATCAGATATGTTACCAACTGTAATACTAATGGGTTTGCGTTTCCCATATTTTCCTTTTAGGGTTTTCACTACAACATTAGAGTCATCACCCTTTAAAAATTCAAATATATTCATCATAAACCTCCTTTAAAAGTCTTCCCATTCATAATTTGGTAATTCAACTATATTACCATTGTTTACTTGCCAATCCATAACTGTTAAATCCTTTGTTAATTCTCCATCACGATATTTTTGGAATTGAACTAGTCTTTTATCATCTTCATTTTCTAATGCACACATAGCTAATGCTACATCTGCGGCACGAATTAAAGCATCTCCAAAGGCAACTTGGTCTGCTCTTGGTGGAGTAAACATATTGGCTGCCTCTCGTGTTGCTTGTGTTGATACCATAATAGGTGTGTTTGTAGAAGTGGCAAGATTCTTCAATCCATAAAACAACATGTGTGATTGTTCCCATGCTGCCCTTCGTGAATCTCCTGTATTTACAAGATATACACCATCGATGACTACAAATTTTGGATTATGTTTTCTAACTAATCCTGCTATGGCTTCCATAGAAATACCATTTGCCCCTGAAATGTGGTCACATACCAACAAATCCCTTGAGTTTGATTTCTCTAAGAACTCTCGATACTTTTCCTCATCTAGTGGGTCACCATGTCGTAAAGCCCTATGAGAAAAATTATATCCTAACATTTTACCTAGTACTACATCTAATCTCATATTGATTGCTCGTGAAGGCATTTCAGTTGAAACTAATAGAGTTTTATATCCATTAGCAACCGCTGTAGCGGCTGAATGAACACATAACCATGTTTTACCAATTGTTGGTCTAGCAAACGCTGCTATTAGTTCTCCGGGACTCCAACCTACCCCTGTGTCGTTAATGCTTTTAAAACTTGTGGGAATACCCATGAGTCCATCACCCATCTCTCTTTTCTTAGTTCGTTCTCTCCACTCATCTAATCTAGATATTGCACCATCATCATAAGATTTAACATCCTCATCATACACAACCTCAATGTCTGTTAATCCTACCATTATATTTGCTAAAGCCTCTTTTGGATTTTCTTTTATTTTTTCCTTTTGAGCTTGAACAGTTTTTACAATAACTCGATGAAGTACTTGGTCTTTAAATGTCTCAACTGCATAATCAAAATTTACTGAATTGGCTGTTTTATCTACAGTTGGAAAGTTTTCACAGAGCATATCTGTGGAAGGAAACTCGCCATATTTATCAAAATGGTCTAATATAAAATCATAAGCATCACCATGTCTAGCAAAATCTTTTTTAGAATGTTTAAATGAACGTAGGTTAGTTTTATTATCTAACCCCAACACTACCGCTGATTCTATGTATTCAAAACTAGGCATTTAATTCTCCTTTATTAACGTCATTACTACTATAAAGTATTCTATTTTCATCTGTATGTACGTAATAGGATATACTATCTGAGGTATTATTGTCAATGTATTGTTTAGCTTGTTCAAAGTCTTTGTACGTAGCTACCTCAAAGGGTTTGTTGTCTTTACTCGACACCCCAATAATTTTATACAATTCTTTAAATTTCTTATTTTTTTGGGGTCTAAGTAACCCTTTTTCTCGTCTCATTTTTTTTCTCTTGTACCCATTCCTTTAATATTTGTAAAATTTCTTTTCGTCTTTTTCTTTTGGATGCTGTAGGCAACCATGTAGAATCTAAAAACATATACTCCCTAAATAATTTTTTAGTTGATGGATTACCATAATATTTTATAAACCAATAAATTTCTGGATTATGCGGGATAAGATAATATTTTATTCCTGCTGTAAAATAAGGTACATTTACTGTCCTATCATTATTCCTAATACAATTAGATATAGCACATGCAACACTGCCACTACCAAACTCCTCAACAACTTCTTTCATTTTCTTCATCTCATTGCCTATAAACCCAACACCCTTATATTCTACACCATATTTCTCTTTGTATAAATTATTAAATAAGGAATACAAATCTTTGGCATTTAAATTATTTATATCTAAAAAATTCATCGGATAACTTTTCAAGCTTTTCTCTTAGGGATTGTCTAACTTTGTAGGCACTCTCCCCTAAATCTTCTGTGATTTCTTCCATCGTTAAACCTTCTAATTTTAATTTAAGAAAAAATTTTTCTTTATCATCTAATCCTTGAGCATCAATAAATAACTTTGACTCTATCTCTGCAATTAAATTTTCGGGTCTATCATCAATAAGTGCATAAGCAATTGATTGTGGAAGTTGTCCAGACTCTGGAAATACATTATCTAAACTTCTTTGGTCTGGTTGTCTTTGGGCTTTACTGATTAAAGTACGGATTGTGTTTACTAAAGATGTGTGGAGATATGTGTGGAACACAATTCCTCTGTTTTCATCGAAGGCTTTCGCTGCTTTTATTAAAGATATTCGTAGTTCTTGGGCAACATCTTCTCTATCTAATCCTAATATAAATGAATTAGACACCATTTTTTGTATTTTAGGATTCCATTGAGTGACTAAATCATCATTTATTTCCATTATTTTTTGTTCTCTTACGTAATGTAGCCTCATTTCTTAATCTTTCTCCTAACGAAACTTTTTCGTTAGGGTTTGGTAATAAATACATTGGTCGACCTATTAATAATTCTAAATAAGGAAGTGTTTTCCTTATGTACCAGTAATCTTCCCACTTATTAAAACACTCTGCAAAACATTTGTCAGGAGTTAATGACAAAGATGCGACAGACTTAATTGAATCTGTCGAACTTTCTAATTTATCAATTATGTTATTTAATTCTTTTACAATTAAAACACTTAATTTATCGTCTACTTCAGGATGATGACAAACCCAATGAATCGCAATTAATACTGCCATTGAGTCAGAATCTTCTTCTCTTGATGTGTGTATTAATTCTCGCCCCTTCGAGGGGAGGAAACTAATATATGCCTCTAAAGTTTTGTTAACTTCTAGAGTCACGTTTACATCTGTTTTCACTATTCTATTGCAATATCAATAGTCTTTGGCTTTGCTTCTTCTGCTTTAGGTAATATAATTGAAAGTACTCCATTTTTATAAATAGATGAAATTTTACCTTCTTCTACGCCAAATTTTCTTATGTTTGGAATACTTTTACTATATGACATGTCTCTAATTCCATTGATGATAAAAACATCTTTTTCAGTATTTGTCTTTACTTTGCTTGTTGCTTTAATCTCTAGATTTCCATTGTCAATAGAAACAGATAGGTCATCCTTAGCAACTCCCGGAACTACTACCTTTACTTCGTATTCATTGTCTCTCTCAACAATGTCCATAGGGTTTTTATCTGTCGTAACAAAATTTACCCAATTAGAATTAAATAATTCATCAAAATCTTTAAAAAATGGTTGTAACATTATCTTACCTCCGTAATGCTCTTTTATAATAGTATGTCAAAAAAATCAATTTTTGTCAACCTCTCTTCTACCTTTATAATAACAAGTAGTTGAACAATATATTTTATTATACCCTTCTCTATACTTTTGTATAATTTGTCCTCGCTTTCTATAAAAGGGAACATGACAAGTGGCACAATTAACTTTTACATTATAATAATTAAATCTACACTTACCTTTATGTATTTTTGTCTTACTTATTTCTTTACAGTATAAACAATGAGTATCTTTACTTCTCTTCGCCCTAATTGTTGGGACCCCATTTTGGTTTAATACTTTAAATATGTATTGACGAGAAACACTAAAGTTTTCCCCAATCTGTTCTAAAGTATCATGTGGGTTATCATATCTATGTTGTATGATTTTAGAAGTCTTCAACTGACGCTTTTTCTTCATGTTCTTTTACCCAACTAGCTATTAAATTTTTTAGTCGGGTTGATATATAGTTCGCATCTACATCACCAGATTCATCTACTTGTTTTATTGTTGATGAAGCTGCTACTATTCTAGTCCATTGTGCATCTGTAAATGACATTGTTACGTCTGGCATTATTTAGCCTCCTTTAATTGTTCTATTTCATTTTTTAATTTTTTCATCTCTGATAATAATAATACTGACAATTTTTGGTAACTTATACTCTCTGCCAATCCATCTGCATCATAGTTTACTATTTCAGGAAATATTTTTTCAGTTTCTTCTGCAATTAGTCCAATATCTTTTTTACCCGGATGGGCTGATTTATCATTCCAATTAAATGTTACTGGTCTAAGGTCATAAATTTTAGAAGTATCGGTTTCAATGTTCACAACATTATCTTTAAATCTTATTGATGAAGTATCTTTCAAAAGGTAGTCATTAGTGTGAACATGGACATTAGTACCAGTTCCTACACCCCAAACAAAATTATAAAATCCACCAGAATTTACTTTAAATCTTTGAGCACCAGCGGTAGATATTGATAGACTATTAGTAGCATCACTATAAATTCCTGTATCATTATTGTCAGCGAATGATATACTCGGAGCTCCCGCTGTACCATCTGCTGGATGTAAAACTGCTGAATATATACGAGCATAGGGGGCTTGAACATTAGAACCATTAACTCCTATATAACCATATGGGTCTCCAGCAGTTCCATCCCTATCTCCTACGGGAAACATAGTTGCATACTCACTACCACCAGTTGAATATGTAATAAACTGATGTTCATTAATTTCTGCGGATGTACCCGGTGGGATTTGTACTATTGGGTCAGCAGCATCATTAAAATACATACGTGGGGTTACAGTAGATGCATCATTATCAGTAGTAGATATTATTACTGCTCCACTATTATATCCTAAAGCCCCATAGTGAGTAGAACCATTCATTATTTGAAACCCTAATAATTCTCCATCCGCTACAAAACCATCTGTACCCATACTACAATTACCAAATGTTCCTGTAGCACCTGTTAGAGAACCTGTAAACGTTCCTGAAGCACCCGAAATACTACCTTTGAAATTAGCATTACCACTACCATCTATATAAAATTGTTTAGCATGTATAGTACCTGATGATGTTAAGGTAATGTCTGCAGCTGAACTATAGCCTGATGTTACAGCACTACTTCCACTATATATATTACTAGAATTTAATTTCCATCCTCCAACAGTACCAGCAGTTTTATCTGAATCATTTACCGCTGGGGTAAAGTTCAATTCACTTGTAGTTATTGAACCTGCCTTTATATTTGCAGCCACAATTGAATTAGCAGCAATAGCACCAGCAGAAATAGTTAATACATTTCCATTAAAGGGTAGGATTGTAGGACCACCAGCCCCTGAATCTGTTGACCTAGCTACAGTAGCCAATAAAACTTTGTCATCATCAAACACATCTGTATAAGTTGACGTTACTTGTAAAGTTGCATTTGCAGAATCTCCAACAATTTTATAGACATATTCAGTAGCAGATGACATGTCTCTACTACCTGAACTAACTGATTCTGTATCATCATCAGCAAAACTTAGAGCTCCACTAGTCCAAGCAAATGAATCATAATCACTTCCTGAGAAAACAACACTTGTACTCCAAGGTTGTGTACCTTTCTTTTGTAATTGTGCTGAAACTGAAAATTTTTGAATAGTACCATCAGCACTTACTTTAAAAGGTTTGAAATTCAACTCACGACATATTACAGAGAAAAAAGCTTCTGGACTATCATATCTAACGTGGGCTACTAATAAGGTTTTTTCATCTGGTACGAAACTATCTTTTTCAACGGTTGTAAAAGTCGTGCTACCTTGTGTGACATATACATAATACTCTCTTCCATCAGCGTTTAATGCACCTGTGTTACCTGCAGTTATATTATAAATATTACCATTAACAGTAATTCTTCCTGCACCCCAATTAACTTGATTTGCAGTAGTAGAAGTAAATTCACATGTAGTGACTGAGTCAGCCGGATTGGCAGCGAAAGGTAAGTTAGGTGGTCTATTATGACCAGTCGTCACAAAATCACCAATTCTTTTAACAACATTTGCCTTTCCATATGCAGCTTCTTTAGCATCTTCTGAACCTAATGCTTGAAATCTTGTTAAATTAATTCCAGCAGACATATCTGCATCAATGTTAGTAACAAGCATATACCCATCAAAGTTAACTAAATCATTTCTAACTTGTATTATATCTCCAGCTCTTACAGGAACAATATATCGTAAAGTATCACTTGTTGATATTGTATCAGTCATTATAACTGTTACTGTAGTACTAGATGTAGCTGAAGCATAACCATATGTTGATGTAGGTGTTCCACTAGAATCTAGTTTTACAACCGTCATTCCAGCTTTAAATCCATATGCTTCTGGGTTAACACTTCCACTTAAAGTTATTACATATGGAGCATTACTACCTGTTGCAGTAGTTGGGGAGTTATCAAAATAAAATTTTGGGGTTTCGTAAGTTTTAATATCAGCTTCTACTGTTTGGGTTGTGTTCCTCATCAATGCCGCAGCGATTGATTCTCTTACAGCATTCTTCTTTTCACTATCATTAGATATACTTACAGTCTTTTTTATACCTAAAGTAATTCTAGGTCTACCTTTTAATTTAAAGGATGAACCTGTAGTACTTTGTCCTGTCCACACTTTAGAAGAATCACCTGTAGTCCAAACACTATTATTAAGGTCTTCTGTTAAAGATTTATCTATATCTGATATTAAAGCGTATGTAGTTCCACCACTACCTACATCTGCGGTGCCACTTGTATATTGTATTCTTGCTACATCACGCATATAAAGTGAACCCCCATCTGCAAAACCACCCGTTGCTGTTGTACCTTCTTGACTTCTATTTACTTCTATAGTGTTGGTATCGGTTATAGATGCTACAGTCATAATTTCAGAACCAGATGAACTAACTCTTTGTCCTACATAAAAATCATTAGCAACTGTTTCATTTAAATTAAATGTTGTCGTTGAGTCACTAGCAACAGCACCATCTAAGGTTGCTACTAATACTTTTAAATATTCTGCTGAATCTGTACCTGCAACACCCCCACCTAACTCATAACCACTCCATTTAAATGCACTAACATTATTAGTATTTTGTGTAGTAATTAATTCAAACTTACTACTCATTCCAGTGGTTTGGTTGTCTTCTCCTTGTGTTGCAACAAAATCTACATCTGCTTCAGAAAATACTCCACTTTTAGGTCTTTTGAAATCATACTCAGTCATTGCAATCCTTTGACCTGTTTGAGTAAAGCTTCCACTAGCAGTATCATCTGGACTTGGAAGTGTTATACTTAATCCATAAGTTGCTGGATTTGTAGCAGGTCTTGTTGCCCTTTTAAAATAGTTAAAATAAGGTGCTGGTTGATGACTTGTAGCCACAGCACTCATGTTTGCATCTAAGTAATAGTCATAACCATAGTCTTGGTCACCTGATGCTGCATGGGGGTCTTTGGTAGACAAGTCAGATATGTGATATAAAGCTGGTTTTTTACCTCTATCACTTAAATTATATACTTGATTCTCAGTAAACTCTTTTACGGATTCTGTAAATCTATCGTCTGCTACATCGGAAGATGTGCTTGATGGATGAGTAATATCTTGGGCAAATTGGTTTAAAATAGATTTAATTATACCACTTCTACCACTAACATTTTTAGTCCATTCTTTTTTATCATCATCTTTAACATCATTATTTCTAACAGAATCAGTTAAAACAGCAGATGATGGATTAATATTATAACTATATGAATTATCTGTTCTAGTATAAGTTAATAATTGAAGGTGGTCAACAGCATCAATATCAATTACCATACCTGTACCTTGTTGGTATGTCTCAGCGGTTTTTTCAGCAAACCCATAAAAGATAACTTCATTAGTATCACCATCTCTCATTTTAATAGGTGTAAAATCTCCAATAACTCCTGTATAAGGACCCTTAGATGAACCACTATTTGCAAATGGGTTGTCTGATTGATTTGAAATACGAATTTGGGCTTTTTTAGGTTGACCTAAACTGTCATTTATACTTGTTGAAATAGTTGCTGAAATAGTTGTGCTTGGAGATACAAAATCTGCCCACGCACTTCCATTCCAATAAGATGTCATGGGTACTGCCATTAGAAACTTATACCTTCCCTTAATGCACCAACAAATTGTACATTAAATGTCCACCTATCTTCTTGAGCAGGCATCACAGCAAATTGTACTTGTTGAACTGCTACTTTATATATACCTCCCCCTGTAGCAGCATTTGAAGAACCTACTGCTGGTGAAGTGGCTTCAGTTACAGATGCATCTCCTATTTCAACTTGTAAATCTACACTTGAACCTGTAACCCAAGTTATTAATTTATTTTCTAAATAGTTTTTATATGGAACATAATATGTTTGACCTTGAATGGTTTTTGTTTCCATATGCCAAAAATTACTTGTAGTGTTTGAAGTATCTTGTCCAATATTATCTACAACCCCTGACATAGTTATGCTAGGTCTTGAAGAACCTAAATCCATCAATATAGGTGTTCCTCTAGGTACAGGAACTTGAATTGGAGTCTTAGAAATTCCAACAGAAAATTGTTCCACCTTTAACGCCAAGCGTATTGTGGCTCCTGCATTTGTTCCATCCCTTAATAGTACTGCTAATTCTGCCATTTATTCACCTATCTCATAGCATTAAAGTTGCCAAATCCATATTCTTCTGCCATAAACATTCGGTCGATTTGTCTAATATGAGCTTCTCTACCCTGTTGGGTTTCTGTTTCAGTTTTAGAACCATTAGACGTTTCTAGAGTGACTTTAATGGAAGTTTGATTAGTTTCAGCGTTTCTTCTATCTATTCGTTCTTGAGTAGACTTTATTTGGGAACTTAAATCAAACCATCTAGATTTATTCAAACCATTCATAAGCATTATCAATATATTATCAAATAAGTTACCTAACGTCTTTTTAAGTCTACTTACCATATCACCTATAAAATCTTGAGCCCAATCCCAACCTAGTTTTATACCCTTTCCAATAAGTTTAATTACATTCCACCATTGCTTAATTACAAATTTAATAAATTTCCAATATGTTTTAGGTATTAGTAATATAAGATTAATATAAAGTTTTATTATTTTCCATATGAAATTCCCAGCAGATTTTAACAGACCTAACCAAAAATCTTTAGATTTTACGTTTTGCCAAGCATCCTTGAAAAAGCCTCCAATTGCACTAAAAACTTTACCAAAGAATTTTTTAGTGGCGTGCCACCCTATTCCTATCCACTCAGTAAGTTTAGCCATTCCTTTTTGGACATAAGGAATACCTTTTGCAACCCACGCTAATGCTTTAAACATTATGGGCATAAGTGGTGCTATAAGTACGTCAATAAACGCACCAAGAATTTGGAATAATGCACCAACAAAACCTGTAAATAATTGTGATTGTTTAAGAATACCGGCAACACCCATACTAATACCTGCCTTACCAGCCATTCCTTTAACTAACTTCCCTGTGCCTTGAGTTAGTTTAACAGGACCACTAATAATAGCTTGTTCCATGGCTTTTTGTTTCGAGGTACTCATTGTTTCTTTAGCAAACCCAGTTGCCCTACCTACCCCCCCAGCAACTCCTGTTGCTGCTGCATTTGCCATGCCAAGACCACCGGAACCACCAGCACCTAGGGCTGATAGACCCTTCATTCCTGTCCCAAGTATTGCTCCTAATAAAGGAAGTGCCATATTAAAATCTCCTCATAGAACCAAAATTAGATTTAGCCATCTCTTTAGCTTGGTCATCTTGTTCTTTTTGTTGTACTGCCATTTCAATTCCTATAACTATATTTATTTCTTCTTCGGTAAATGTCATTATTGACTCCCACGCAATCCCTACTTTCAACAACTGAAGAATGGTTGACCAATAGGAGAAGAGAAGAAGTTCTCTAGGAGAAATATCCTCACTTCCACGCATGAAAGCCATTACCCTTTTTTTATTGTTTCTGGTCCTTCTAAATCTCCAGCAAATGCTTGAGGTACTAAAGATTCTAAAGCAGCTCCCAATCTCTCATCAATTGTAATTAAAAATGATTCTGTAGTTTTACCCCAAGGTGCTTCTATAATCATTTCTTTCAAGCATTCCCTTATATATAAGTCTCCATTAAAGGTGTTTGAACCATCTTGATTCCAAATTATACATTTGTTCGCAAGTTGATTTCTCTTCGCCCACGACATCTGTTTGATAGAAACCTCAAAAGAGTCTCCTGTATCTGGTATGGTTACTGTTTTCTTAATTACTTCTTGTGCAATCTGATATTTTCCTAAATCAAACTGCCCTGTACTTTGCTTAGACATTAATGCCTCCTATTCAATTTTTATGGATAAAATGGTTCATCATCCCTTATTGTTATTTTCATACTTCTAAATATTGCATCTATATCTACTTGAAACGGATTATCCGTAGTAATAGAATGTGGTGCAGTATTTATATACATACCTTGACTATTAATCCCATCTGAGGTTGCTGTTGGGCTTCCAGCTGTTGTAGAGGTTGGAATATCTATAATAATATAATCATCTGCACCCCTTTCAAATTTAATTGACGCTGTAAATCCAGCATTACCCGCAGCACCAGAACCACCATAATCACCTTCTAGTAATAACTGTTTAAATAATTCTGTGGCGTTGTCTTGGGAAACACCAGCTGTACCTGAACCACCAATAGTTGCAGCAGCTGTGTTGTTTACATCAGGCAGGGCAACAGAACAAGACATAGAATATTCTCTTGCACCTTCTCTTATCTCGTAAGGTCCTCTTGCTCTTGCCCCCTGTTTTCCGATATAATATCTAGGTTCTTCACTATTTGCAATAGAGATTGAAAAACTTCTAATTTTTGCAAAGGTTGTTCCAAAGTACTTTATTGTTCCTTCGGAGAAATAGTATGGTTTAGTTGTTGGATAACCAGTACCAGTATTTGCAGAGTTGTGGGTTTGTTTTGCCATTCCTACATCATCCACATCAATAGCTTGCATTAATCCAAATCTAGGCATATTTGCTGTTACTGAAGCACCATTATATAAATTTGAACTTACAGTAGTTTGGTTTGCTTGGTTATGTATCATGTTCAAGAAATTTACTCCATCCCATGACATTGTTACTATTGAACCTTCTTCTGCAGAAATGGATGCACTACCAATCATTCCTCCAACATACCTTCTGTCAAATTCAAATCCACTTTGTTCAGCACTATCTTTCATATGTACATGCCATGAAACAGTATCTAAATCTGTTGTTTCAATAATCTCATGTGTATAATAAGTAGCTGAATTTTGTTCTCTTACATAGGCTGATACTACATGGTCAAAACTTAATGGGTAATTTAATTTAGCAACGTTTGTAGAAGGAAAAGATTCAATCTTTCTAACTTCTGTAGTTTTAGTAGTATTACTAGTATTTGCGGCATCATAAATGGTAATAATATCTCCCGCACTAAATCCATGACTACCTGCTAAGTTTAGGTAAACATCACCTTTTAGGTTTGCATTACCATTTAATTTATCTGAACTTGATAAGGCAGCACTTCCTGTCACAGCGGATGGAACAGTTGTTACCTTACCTATTGGGAATCTTAATGCCCAACCATTTAATAACATAATATCTGATACTGAACCTGTTAAAGTCTGCTGACCAGCGTAGGCTGCCGTAAAGTTTCTATTAGCTGTTGTGTTTAAGAAATATTTTCCTTCAATGCTCATCTCTGGGTCTGGAGTATCAATTGTTTCGTATACTCCCGGAATCCAAGAAATAAACTTACTTCTGTCATTAGGAGCAGGAGTACCTCCTACAGCAGTAACTTCTTTTACTTCTTGACTTGCGGCATGGTAAAAACTAGTAGGTCTATCTAGAGTAAGTGTGTTGCTATCAATTGCTTCAATACGTCTTACTTCATGTTCGGTTGTGGTATCAGCAGGTGTGCTAATATCAAATGTACCGATTCTAATAAAATCTCCAACCACAGCTCCTGATGCACTAGCAACAGTTATGCTTCTAGCCCCTGCCTTAGTTGCAGCACTAAGGGTAGTAGAAACAGAACCCGCTGTACCAGCCATAAATTCAGGGTCTGCACCTTGAACTGTTTCGACACCAAAGGTTAATTGTGCTTGGTCACTTCTATAAACTGCCATTTATTTACTCCTATTTTGAGTAGTATATATATATTATACTAACTATAATTAAGTTTCTAATAAAACCCCATTATTTTCTAATTGAATATCTATTGTACCTGTCCAAATATTAGCTTGTTCTCCTACTTCTTCACTAAAATTTGTAAACATTATACGTTGAAAATTAGTTAAGGAATGTCGTCTTGAATGACACAACCTTCTAACTTCTAACATTAAATCGTAAAGTCTTTGTCTTCCATTTAAAGTATAAACTTCTAATTCAATTGAATAAGTCCTGTTACCATACTTGTGGTTACCTATGGGGGTTTCATCCATAGCGGGACTTCCTGTTCTACCTATAAGATGGTCTCCAACGTTTAAATCAAATCTGAAAGGTTGACTTGCACCATTAACAGTTACTAGTGATGGTTTTGTAACATTACTAGCATTCCATTGACTATTTAAATCTGTCATTACTGCATCTATTGGTATGGGTTCAGTTGCCATTAAAACACCTCAAACGCCTTCATTCCATCTAATGCATCTGCAATCTCTTCTTGCCATGACGAAATTCTAGAACCAATATCCATTCTATCCATTCCACTTACTACTAAGCCACCGAAATCAGCGTTTCTAGCTACATCTATTGCAGCCAGTTTCTTCGCTATGTCTTGGATAATTCCACCTTGTCTAACATCTGTTTGAATATCTCTTCCATATAAATAAGTTACTTTCACAGGCATAGTAAATTCTCCTCCACCCCATCTCCAAACAGGTGCGTTGTAAGAAGTAAATCTTGCTGGTAACAAGAAATACCTTGAAAATTGTACCATTCCTGTATCAGGAACTAAGAAAAAATCTTTTGTTCTACCTTGTCTTTTAGAATCCCAATTAGCACCATTCCAAATTTCTAAATCTAGAATTTTGTAAACATCAGCTTTATCTAAATGAAAACCATTCAAGTTAAACTGATGATACTCATTTGCAACATAGTTCGGTCTCCACGATTTTCTAGATTGCATATCTATATGAGATTGAGCTTCCATTATATATTGTTCAACAGTTGCTTTTGCAGGAACTGTAGAAGTTGTAAAGTCAGTACCACTAAGAACATTTTTAAGTTGTAATAACTCATAAACATCTTTAGTTGTACAGTAAGCAGCGTAGGGTCTCATTTGTATACGTTTTATTGTAGGGGCAGTGGTAACACTAGCAGTACTTACTCGAACCCAATATTTGGTTTCACTATTTATTGCGTCTGTTGCCCAATCACTAAGTAAGTTAGAGGGGAATATTTCAGCTCCGTCTTTATCAAAAGCATATTGACCTCCCTCATCATCGTCCGGGTCTAATTGATACCTTCCTGAAGCTGGAACAAATGTTGTCCAAGCACTTCCATTGTAATATTGCCATGTTAATGCTCCTAAACTTCCAGCCGTATCTACATCAAAAACAGCCATATCAAATTTTGAATCATTCCCTATATATAAATAGTGACTTGATGCACCGAGAATGGAGAAGGAAGTTCCCGCAGGGGATTGTGCTTCTAGTGTAACGTCAGTATAACTACTTCCGTTATGTGTAAAAACTTTATTAAATTCTGCTCCAGCAGTTGTTGCCATTTATTCCCTCACTAGGAGCTTTTTTCATCCCCTGTTTTATTTTTGATTGCTTCTTTAGCTTGTGCTACAACTTCTGGTGGAAGATTTTCTCCACCTTCTACTTGTGTCTCACTAGAGTCTTCTGTTTTTCCTCTAAGGTACATTAGTACACCTTGTAAGTTTTGTACTTGACCTACGAGTTGTTCTCTGTGAGCATTTATTTTGTTTAGTTCATCGACTAAAACTTCCATTTTTTGAGTAACTGCTTGTAATTCACTTTGTACATCTATTTCTGCCATTTTTCTTCTCTCCCATTATCTTGTTATCCCTTTTTATTAAGGGTCTTTATTATTATACTATTTTTTTATCCTATTTCCCTTGCCAGAAACGGTTGTTCATACTACTGTCGTCTGTCCAACCATCTACCTTAGTCCATGTTCCACTATCATAAGTGTATTTATTTCCTTCCCATCTAGCTGTAGAACCATCTCCTTCTACACTTGTTCCTGATGGCACGGTAACTCCTGTAACTAAAGTACAAGTGCTACTATTTGAATGCATACAAATAAATCCTCTTACCCCACTATCAAAAGGTCCTACAACTGTCTTCTTAGATTGTATGTCAACTGATTGGTCATCGTCAAAAGCGTATCTCACTAATTTTGTTGCGTTGTCTACTAATATTTTACTCATCTAAATCTCCTTTGTTCTATGGTGCTATACCACCAATTAATAATGTTGTTGAAGTTAATGCTTTTCCTATTCTAGCAAAATCTGTCGATGAAGTCGATAAGCCCCCGGCAGATGTAAGCCAATACTCAGCCCCTACAGTTAAACTACTTTGATTTGTTGCTGTTGTTCCTACTGTATTGATATCACCTGTAGCTGTATCAGAAATTCCTGAGTTTGCGATACCTATGAAATTACCTGCATTGTCAGGTAAATCTGGTGCGGAAGCAAATAAAGCGGTTCCAACCTCTGCTAGTACTACAATTTTATCCCCAGTACCACCTTTAATTATTTCCATTCTACCGTCAACATATGTAGTATAAAGTTTTTGACTATGTTTTGAAACAAAAGTTGTCCCTGAAACATAACCAACACCTATTTGAACTAAGTCTGTACCATTTGTCTTTGTTCTATCTTCGTGGGCATAAACTATATTACCATCACCAAGAGCAGTTACAACATTGTGATAAGAACCATCACCAGACGCTACAGCGGTTGCAGAACCCCAAGCACAGGTATTAGTACCTCCTCCTGTTACAGTTCCTACATACATTTCTGCTGCAGATAAAGTTGAGTTACAGGAGAAATATACTGCTTTATTAGTTGAAGAATCAAAAGTCATGTCGGGCCAAAGATTAGAGTTAGCACCGGTGTTAGTATCTGTAACATGTACTTCTGAGCCATAAGCTATTGTATTAGTAGCTCCACCTGTTACAGTGCCAACTACAGAAGTTAATTTATTACTATCTCCTGAATCGGACCAGACAACTAATACTCTGTCTACATTAGTATCATAAATAGCTTGAATACCATAAGTATCATATCCAACCGCATCTGAACTTAGTTGACATTCAGAACCTACTGCAATTGTGTTTGTGGTTCCTCCTGTAACAGTTAATACGTGAGAGTTTATTTCAGTACCATTACCAGTAGAAAATATAACAACAATTCTGTTTGTATCTGGGTCAAATACAGCTTCTATACTATCAGGATTATTGCCTGAAACAGATGCTTCTTTACCAGAATCTATTGCACAAGAATTGTCTGAATTATCTACTTCCAGTACATATGCTTTCAATGTTCCATTATTAAAAAACACTACCATTCTGTCTACATTAGTATCATATACAAGTTGATTATGCCCACTAGTACCGGGATTAATTACTACTTCAGAACCTTCAGTAAAATCCCCATTGCTATCAACATCAACAACTAAAGCCGTTGGGTAATTACTATTACCTCCATCTCGGTAAACACATACAAACCTATCTTCATCTGGGTGATATAAAGCAGTAAAATACTCGTTCATACCAGTACTGTTTATACTAGTCAATGTTTTATTATTAACACCAGTTTGTAAAGCAGCAACTGTTTTAGCTTTACCTCCAGATGTTATGGCAACTTTATCTCCAGCAGAAATTGAACCATCAGCTACTAAGCTAACTGTACCTCCACCAGCTTCAACATCTTCCCAAGCTGTAGCGGCACCTGCTCCAGCAGATGTTAATACTTGTCCATCAGTTCCATAATTAGTACCCCCAATTCCAATCTCTCCTTGCGAAGTAAATCTAAATTTCTCGGTTGCTGCTTCGGAATGTCCTGTCTTGAATATTAAATCTGTCGAGTTAACAGAGGCACTAAATGTTCCTTGAGCCACCGCTTCGATACCAGCAGCTACTGTGATAGCATCTGTTCCACCCCCTTCGTGGGGAGCTTGGAACTCAATTTTTCCAATAACATCGTTTGCGTTGATGTCTGTAAGTGATGTGGCAAGTAAAAGTTTACCTGTACTTGTGGTGGCATCCGCAGATGCTCCCATTATTCTTAATTGGTCCTCTGACTCATCCCATTCCATATAAGCTCCGGCAGAAGCCCCAAAGAATTTTACATCATGACCAGTGTCATCTACTCCTACAACTAATCCCCCTCCTGTAAGAGTTACTAGATTAGAAGAGTGAGTAAGTATTACATCACCATTATTAAGGTTTATAACACCACCATCTGCTAAAAATAAATCCGACCACATTAAACTTGTGGTTCCTAAAGCTGTACCATTATTAGTACCCGGAGATATACTGTTTTCAGCTAATACAACTTCTTTAGCGTTGTTGGCATAGAAGTTTATAGTATTAGCATCTTCAAAGTCTATTTTTGTTTGGTCATCTTCTCCAATTTTTATATCGGTTGCTAATAAAGAAGTTATACCTGTTTGGGCTGCATCAACATTTACTGTATTTGTAGATAATGTTATACCTGTTCCTGCTGTAAAGGCAGTTTTAGATATAGCAATAGCTGCAGATGCATTAATGTCTGCGTCTACGATGGCACCATCTAAGATACCAGCTGAAGATACACTCGCTTGTGATGGTTCTGAACCAACAAATCCCATTAGTTTATTCCTCCTTTATTATTATACTCATTTTTTAACCTTCCCAATCAGTATTCCAATCATCTCTTTTAGTCCAAGTACCGCCATCATAGTCATACTTGTCTCCATAGTAATCTCCCGGAACATTACTAACATCTTCAACTATAGTAGAGTTCCCACTATGTAAATCGCTAATTATTAGCTCTGGTGGGTCTCCTACTGTTATGTCTTCAGATGTAACAGTTAGTGTTTTATCGTCTGCATAAACATATTTTACTCTTTTGGTTTCGCCTGTTATTCCTGATGAAATTATTATTTTACTCATTTATCTCTCCTATTGTTTAACTGGTGCATTTACTAATATTGTAGTTGCTGACAAGGCTCTACCTACAGGTG